CATCCCAGGATTGGCTTGCCAGATCAGTTCGCCCGAAGGCGCGATGAACTTGGTGCGGTTGTAGGAGCCTACCTGGCGCGCCAGTTGTTCGGGAGTGAGGGGAATGCCGGCTTCCGGCTTGAGGGGTTTATTCGGACGGGGCACTTAGAGGCGAGTATAAGGCCAACGACGCGGCACTGGTCGTCCGAACGCAGTGCCGCGCCTCGTATAGTTGGCTCCCGGCGGAAGGAACCTGCCAACCGGAAATTGTTACTCCGCCACGTCCTCCTCCGGAGGCGGCGGCAACGGGAGCGGGTACTTTTCGAGCCAGTCGTCGATCAGGATGGCGGTCTGGCGCGCGCCAATGTAGGCGGCTTCCCGCACCTGGAGCAGGAAGATATGAAGCTCTTCGAGCGTGGGCGGCGGCAGGACTTCGCGTTCTTCGACGAGCACGGTTTCTTTGATGGTTTCTTCAGGCATTAGGCAACTCCAAACTTATACGGAGGAAGTGATCGCTCGAACGCCGCGCCGGCCGGTGGATGCTTGCCGTAGGTGATGTCGAGCATCATGCTTGAATCGCCGCCGGTCAGCGTGCCGCCTACCATGACGAGCATCAGCGGCAGATCGGGCTGGAGCGCGATGCCGGGGAGCGCGGTAAACGCCGCCGTCGAATTCGCCGAACCCAACATGAATCCGCACGAGAGGTCTTCGGACACCACTACGTCGCCGATCTTCATCTGGAGCGCGGCCAAGCCGCCCGCGTCGACATACGGGAGCGTGCCGAACGTGAAGGTGACCGCGCACCCGCGGAATTCGAGCGCACTGCCGGCGGGAAACACCGGCACTACTTCCTTGGGCACCGTCGAGAGCGTGAGGATCGAGGCCGAACTGATCGAATTGTTCATGACCACATCGGGCGGCGGCTCGGCTTCCCCGCCGCCTTCGGGGATGCCATCGGGGTAATAGTGGAGAGCGAACTCGTCGATGATCTCGACGACGCGGCGCGCACTCAAAGGAGCGATGCGCCGGATGGCCGTCAGCAAGCCGCCAATCTGGATGGCGGTCGGAGGTTCGACCACCGTGGGAACCGGAGTGGGATCCTCCAGAGGATTCACTACCGGGGGATTCAGGTATTGGTATTGTTCTTGGACTGGGGTGTCGTAGGGCATGTCGGCTCCTTCGAAGAAATACTATCATCCGCGAGAAGCGCCCTGACTTCTGCGAGGTCGTCCAGGTAGAGAGCCGATACATGCGGGCCGATCCCGTTGCAGACCGAATGGAACCGTGCGTTGAGGACGAAGAGCGCGCGGCCGAGCCGCTCCACTTGATCGCGCTCCTTGCCAATCGCCGTCTGAAGCTCGGTGTTCAGCGCCACTTGTCGGATGCGCTCGGAGTGTTCCCAGTTGAGGGCCCTCTTCATTTCATCGGCGAAGATCCGGAGTTGGTCGCGGTCGATTTTCACGGCGTCGTAGCGGTCGCGCCATTCGGCGATCTGTTGGTCGGCTCCTTGTGTGCTCATAGAAATTTCGCCTTTCCGCAGGGCCCGCACCATTCCATCTGGCCGCAGGGCTCGCCGCACTCGCGGCACTTGTTCGCCGGCACGATGGGCTCATCGGGCTCCTCGGGCGGCGTCGCGTCGTAGCGTTCGATCCGCAGTTCGGCATCGTGGAGCGACTTGGCTTTCATCCAGTGGCCGAAGATGTTGTCCCCCGCCAGGCGATAGCACCAGCCCGTACCGGAGAGGTGCGCGATCTGCCAGCCCCGGTAGGGGACGATGGGCTCCCGGAAGCCAGCGGCCTTCAGGTTATTCGCCAGTTGGAGGGCTTGGTCGCGCTCGAAGTCGCGCCACTCGCGCGCCAGGCAGGACAGGCAGAATATGTTGCCCGTCTTGAGGTTCCGCACATGCCGGCCCGCGCACTTGGGGCACGTCTCGTAGACGCCCGTCTCTTTGGCCGGCTGGATCTCCTCGGGTTTGATGCCCAGGCTCTTCAGGAAATAGCGGTCGTTGGGACTCATCGCAGCACCTTCGCGGGCGTCCACAGCCAGTGGAGGATGAGCGCGATAAACCAGAAGACCGACAAGACGAAGGCGAACGCGGCCCAGGTGGCAACCGGCGGCTCTTTCATCTGGATGCGCAGCACAAAGACGATGACGAAGAACGCGACGACGGAGACAAAGTCGACGAGCATCAGTGTACTTCGGCGCTTTCGGGTTTGTGGGCGTGATGATCGTGCTTCTGCGAGAGGAGCAGATCGCAGACCCGCTCCATGACCTTGCGTTCGACGCGCGTGTAGGTGTCGAGCATCTCGCAGGGCGGCATCGCGTGCGCGATCTCGCCGGTACGCATGATCGTCTCGCCGATCTTGACCAAGTGCTCGGTGGCGTGGCACGCCGACTTGGACTGCGCGACGATGTCGGTCAGGCTCTCGGAAATTTTGAGCAGCCCGTTGGTGAGCATACCGAGGAGCGTCAGGAAGTGAATCTCGTCCATCTCGAGAATCACGGCGATATCGATCCTGGGCTGCTCCTCTTTGTTCTTCGCCTTTGCCATTCTTCACCTCTCCCGTTCACCTTCCGCATCTCGGAAACGGGAGAGCGCCGTGGGTCTGTTGGCGCAGATTCCGCGGCGCTCGGATGTCGAGGTGAAGCGACAACCTCACTCTAACATATTGCTTTGCGCAAAGCCCCGGAAATGATACGCTGGAGTCCTCCTTTAGCAAGAGAGCCGGGCGCGGTGAGGTGATCCCGCGAAGATGGCCTTATCAGACCCGCGCCCGGTTTTGACGAGGAATCCCATGTCAGAACACTGCCCAGGCTGTCGCAATTCGGACCCGACTCCGCAAGGCGTCGACCCGCTCGGCGTGATGAAGCCGCGCCTCGAAGTGGACATCTACAACCCCAGTCACGGCACGATGTCTAAGACCGACTTCAGCTTGCTCGAAATGCATCAGAAAGCGGCGATGGACTTCGCCCGCTCGCAAGGAAAAAAGAAATGAAGTGGTTCCAGTCGAAGTGGCTCCGCGAAGTGGCGTGCAAGATTTTCGGCCATGCGCCGGCCTTCGCCAGTTTGCACCTGCCCAACTGCTGCATCACCTGTAAAGCGCCGATGGCATGGAACCCCGGCACGGAGCGGTGGGACGTCCTGCAACGGACGGAGTCGCACGATGAGTACAAGTCACATTTCTAACCTGAAGTGCCCGGTGTGTTTGAAACTGGAAGTGACGCTGGCTCCCACGGGGGAATTCTCCTGCTCGGGATGCCACGTTGCCGGCCGGGCGAGCCAAATGTCGCCGTACCACGTATTTTCGGTGCGTACGCCAGGAGGCGCGATGGCTCGCCTGACGGCGCGGCGGCGCGAGCTCCGGTCGCGCAAAGGCCAAATGACCGCCGGGCAACTGGCGTAAGGAGAAACGAATGGACATTCACGGCATCCAAGTAACGACGGTCCTTGAACAGAACGACGAGTGGAAGCTGGTGTTCGACGCGCCCGCCGGGACCAAGCTATCCGTCGTCCAGTCGCGGGATTTAGCCAGAATTCTGCGCGAGATCTCGTACGCGCCCGCCGCCATGCACCAACCGCCGGTCCCGGATCCCACGTTTTGCGAGGAAAAGGTCTGATGTTCGCGGGCGATCCGGATTTTAAGTTTCCTTCGGACAACAAGGTGTTGCTGCGTTTTGCCACGCCCCACGCCGAGCACCTGATGAAGTTTCAAACCGTAGCGGAGGCGCGCGAGTACCTCGCCTACCGGATCGAGAAGGGCAAACAGGAAGCCGACGAAGCCATGATGCTCGGCTCGTTCGCCACCCCGCGCGTCATCGAGGATTCGATTGCCATCTACGACGACGGAAAGTTGGTTACATGAACGGGAAGATTACGCTCGCCATTGAAGTGTTCGAGCACGCCTGCGACGACGCGATCCAGGAGATCGGCAGTGCGAACGCCTACAACATCCTCGTGCAGCGCCGGGAGCGGTGGGAGATCATCCAGAAGCTCGCCGCTTCCCAGAAGCACCAGGGCGAGAAGCTGTTCACGCGCGGCGTGAGCGAAGAGGAGCTCGCCGCCCGGCGCGAGTTGTTCCGGCAAGAGTTTGAAAAGGCCACTGCCCCGCCCGACGCGGAGTGGAGCCCCGCTCCGCTCGATATCTAGCCGACTCCGATCAAAAGCCCGAACCCGCGGATATTGCCTTTGTGGACCGCGCGGCCCCCGGTGATCGTAAACCCGTGCTCGTCAGCGATGGCGCGCGCCAGGCGCAAGATGGGGCCCGTTTTCTTGTCGTTGATGGCCTTGTGGTCCTCCATCGGCACTTTGACGATGACCATCGGCTCGTCCGCGTCGAGGATCACTTCCCACGGGAAGTCCACGCGCATCCGGTCCATCACCGCCGTCATCGCTTCGTTGATGGTCATGTCGTTTTCACTCCCACACGGTATCCGTGATAGCGAGTCTTCCGCACCGCGAGCACGTCCTTGAAGACCACAAGCCGGCGTTTTCGGTGATCACCGGCCCGTCGTAGAGGTGCGGCTGGTTCCCTTCGCACGTCCGGGGCCCGAAAAAGATCTTGGTCAGGTGCGCGGCCGAGGCGCACTGCTCGCAGGAGCGTTTCTTCGACCGCAGCAGCAACGGCCCCTTCGCGCAGGTATGCAGGTTAAGCGGCTTCGGATGGGCCGGTGTTCCGTCAGGCCCCCGGTTGACGCTCGGTTGGATCGTTGACTCGCTCACGCTGCTTTTTTTCTACCATGAGCTTGCGCAGCCGCGTGCGAAAGGCCACCAGTTCGGCATGGGTCGTCAGGGCCCGCTCCGCCGCCGCCCGGTACTCCTCGATGGTCTTCTTTTCGGTCAGCCGGCGCGCTTCGGCCATCGCCGCCTCGGTCAAATGCAACTGGGTCAGTCTCATCCTTCGTCCTCGGCCTTCGCAATGTCGTCCATCACCGTCTCCGCCGCCTCGAAGATCGAGTACGTGCCCCCGCCCACCGTCTCCACCATTGTCGGTCGCCCGCTCGACCCGGCCACCACCGCCGCCACATGGTCGGCGTTGAACCACACCGGGGCCATGTCCGGATGCTGCTTGAACTGCACGATTCTCATGCGCCTCCTCCTTGTTTCACGGGCGTTCCACGCATTCCGCCCCAGTGTTCCACGCCATGTTCCACGCCCCTGGTAGAGGATCTCCTTGTCGAACACCGCCGCCACCGCTTGGTCTTCCACTTCCCGCGCGAAATCGGCGAGTTTGTAGAGGAAAATCCCCTTCGGGGGCCGCACCGTCTCCCAACGGCACACCGTCACCGGATTCACGCCCAGCCGATACGCCAACTGAGGCTGCGTCATCCCCAATCGCGCCCGCATCTCGACCAGCGCCTCCTGGACCGGCGTCAAAACATCGGCGTCATCCGCCACTTCCTGCGCCTCGATCTCGTCGTAGGACCGGCCTTCGGCGAACTTCTCGAACGCGGCGTCCTTCATGACTTCGCCGCCTTCCGGACCCAGATCTCCTCGTACGTCAAAAACTGGTCCTCGATCCGCTCCATGATCGCGTCCTCTTCCTCGGCTACATACAGCGTCTGCCCACCCACCAACTCCACATGGTTGTCCCGCACCGCCGCCACCGCATCCACCTTCACCCAGATGATCTTCCGCGTCGTGATGTCCGTCACCTGGAAAAACGGCGCGTGCTCCCTGTCCTTCATCGATGCAGCCTCCCCAAAAGCCCTACCGCCAGCAACTGGGTGTCCCGCTCCGACAAATACTCCCCCGGCCCCAGGTTGAGCACCTTCCGCACTCCCTCGATCCGCGCCTCGGAGAAATCCCCGCCCACGAAACTCGCCGTACAGATACAACACGTAGGCTTTTGCGCCACGTACGAGAACAGATCCTTCTCCAGATCAGTCCCGCAGATCCTGCATTGCTTCATCCCTTCACCTCCCCGTTGTCCAGAAACGGCACGGGCAGTCCCGCCCGGTTCAGTTCCATCGCCGCCGCCAATCGCAACTGATACCGCGCCCACACAGAAATTTGTATGCCATACACCCGCGCCATCGAGGCAAACGCCTCCTGCTCCGTTTTCGCGATCCGCAAATACAACACATTCGGCCTCGCGAGCTTGGGGTTTTGCACTACCGAAGTGTAGTGCAAAGCCGGGGGTAGGTTCAAGGGAACTGCACTACAAAGACACGAATGCCCCAGAATTGCTCCTGGGGCACCCGTGCGTTCAAATTGTTCACAGACCGGACACCCGGAGCATATCACAACTCCCCCGTTTTGCACTACACCATACGTAGTGCAAATCAAAATCCCTCCGCGTCCACTCGGTTGACGTCGTCGATTCTTGGGTGCATCATAGGTCCGTTCATGTTCATAGGGAACACATCCCGAAGGACCGCGACGGAAGTCCAAAACCAGGCCCGCCACACCAGTTCTGCGTTTCCTGGATCGAGCTCCGCGCTGTATACGGTCCCACCATCCGGCTCCCCGCGGCCGCTGGCGGAACAGAACACAATCACGGGGACGGCTCCAATCGTCGGATCCGGAGGCTCTGCAATACCGAAAGCGTGGGTGAATGACCCGCTGGCCTCCTGGATTCGGGCCGCTACAGCACGGGGACAGTCTCAACACTCCCTTCCCCAAGATCGCAACGAAGTTAAGAGCGATCCGAAACTGTAGCTTCGAGCCGGATTTCCCGGCTCCCAACTTGGCCCGCCGCGAAACCATAGGAACGTAGTCCCGTGCGGGGGATGAGAGGGGGCCAAACTTCCCAAAATTCCCTCCAAAATGCGACCCACCACCCTAAAAAAGGGGGCCCCACCCAAAAACACCTGGGGGCCGTAACTAGAACTACTAGCCTCGATCCGTCAAAACCGCAGAAACCCCAGTTATTGCGGTTATTGCGGCATCCCCGTCAACCTCGTCAACCTCACCCTGACATTTCGGGAAAGGTCCAGATCTCCTCCCCACAGACTCCCCTGCGTACTTCACTTGTCAGCGAATACACCCTTCACGGGCGCGGGCGCGGGGCCCCGCTTCGCGCGGGGCATGGGGGGGGCGTCGTCTCGCGCGCGGGCTGTCGTCAGGACAGGGCGTCGTCCTCGTCCTCGTCTACAGCTACCCCAGGACCAGGCACGTCTACGTCTACACCTGACATTGCCTCTTGTCGGGTATCCTCGCCTACCTCGATGTCGATCATCGACAGTGGGACTTGGTCTACGCCCTCAGCCTCGGCGGCGGTCATCTGCCGGGCCCGGCGAGCGTCCTGGATTCGGTGGCGGGCTTCCTGTGGAGCCGAGCCGGGCAACGGATGCAAGCCGGATGCAAGCACAACCACCAACGGACCGACCCCGCCGGCCCCGCCGGCCCCGAACGAGCCCCGCCCAGTCTGAGCAAGCCATTCCCCAGTCTCACGCGCAACGGCAAGCTCGATAGCACGCTCCTCAGCCAATAGCCCGGTGTCAATCTCGCTGTCGGTTACCTGCGCCCAGGTTGACTTGTCAATGCGCACGGCGCGCCGTCGCTTGACTATGAGCCCGGTATGGTCCCCAGGCACGCCGGCTTCGGCGGCGGATGCTCGCGCCTGGCGGATTTCCTCCAGTTGATCGCGTCGCGCCTGGAGGCGAGCGAGCCGGTTGCTTGCGAGCGTCACCGCAAGTTTCACGAACTCTTTATCTGACTGAGCCTGGAGGGCTTCGGCATTTCGAACGAGTCGCACGGGAAGGTGAGTGACGCTATGGCGTTGAATCGCGGAGTCGTCCAACTCGAATCGACTTGCTAGGGCGTTGAATGAATCGACGCCGGCAACGATGGCGGCATCGATGCGTTCCCGGTCAGGATGAGAGCACACGGTGCACTTGCGCCCGGTGTCCCGGAGGGGGAGCCCGGCGGGCCCGGTGGCGGAGGTTCCCATATAGAGCCGATTGTGCCGAACCGGGGAGCCCGGCGGAGCCCGGCGGGTACATATAGAGAAGATTTTTTGCAGATTTTACAAGCTCCATATATACATGAAAACAGAAGGGCTTACGCTCAGTTTGAAAATACTTCAAACTTATTTTGAAAATACCTGTAACCATAGGGCCCTACTAGCCATCTTCACTACTTCCGACCAACGTTGGCGGATGGGAAAGAAAAGGAGCCCACAGAAAAAAATGGAACGGTACACAGAGTTGATCGAAGCAATCAAGGTGCTCGACACGGCACGAGTGAAGGTGATCCGGGAAGCGTACTATGTGACGACGCCGGCACAGCGGCTGTTATCGCGAGCGATTGATTACCTCGATAAACAGGCAACCATCGCGTTGTATGGCAATGAGGAGGTGGGCGCATGATCGCGCCCGACTTCAAATCATACGACGTCGTGTTAGTGAACACGTCAGCGGGCAAGGATAGCCAAGCCATGCTGGACTTTGTGTTCACTGGCGTTGAGGCGGCGGGCGTGACTTCTAAGTTAGTTGCGGTGCACGCCGATTTGGGCCGGGTTGAATGGGCCGGCACTAAGGAACTGGCGGCGGAGCAAGTAGCGCACTACGGAGTGCGGTTTGAGGTTGTGCGCCGTCCCCAGGGCGACTTACTCAACCATGTAGAGGAGCGGGGAATGTGGCCGGGCCCGTCAACGCGATTCTGCACGAGTGACCACAAGCGGGGACAGATTTACACTCTGTTTACTAAGTTGGTCCGGGAGGTGCGAGCGGCACGCGCGGCGGCTGGTGAGTCGAAGGCGGAGTGCAAACGTCCGGTGCGCATTCTGAACTGCCTGGGGTTGAGGTCTGAGGAGTCGGACAAGCGCAAAGCGATGCCCCAGTTTGCTTTTGACAAAGAGGCATCGAACGGGAAACGGACCATAGACAAGTGGCTCCCGATTAAAGACTGGACAGAGGCGCAGGTATGGGCGCGCAACCGCGCGGCGGGGACACGGTCGCACTTCGCGTACCAGTTGGGAATGCCCCGGCTCTCTTGTGTGTTCTGTATCTTTGCTCCGCCGGAAGCGTTGCAGATTGCCGGCGAGCACAACCGGGCTCTGCTCTCCGAGTATGTCCGGGTTGAGAAGTCTATCGGCCATGCGTTCAAGAAAGATTTGCAGTTGGTCAATATCGAGCGGGCGATAGAGGCGGGGACGCCGGTTAAGCCTGGGCCGATTGTATGGGCCCAGTGCGCGTGACAGGCTCACGCTAGGCGCATCCCGACTGGGGCGCGCCGAGCGGGAATCTTTCCCGAATTTCTTAGTTGAGGTGAAAGTGAAATGAAGACGGTTCTGTTAGGGCTGGTGATGGCGGCGGGGATGCTCGCCGAAACGGTGCATTTCGGCAACGCGAGCAAGGCGTTCCACAAGACGGTGACGTGCAGCACGCGCGGCGGCAAGGCTCACCAGTTGCACGCTGAGCGGGCGGAGGCGATCAAGCATGGCTTGCATGAGTGCAAGCGTTGCTGGCGCGCGGCGGCGGCTTGTGCGACCGATAGCGAGTGTGAAGGCGTGAAGGCGTCGAAGGGTAACGGGGCGTGGGCTCAGAAGAGCGCGCCGGCCAAGGTGGCGGAGGTGTCCAAGTGAAGGCGCGCGCGGAGGACCGGCGGATGGACCTGGGGCGGATGCGCGCCGAGATGGTAGCGGCGGGCGCGTGGTTCTGGTACCAGGCGGGCCCGGCGGATGTCCGGGAGAGCGTCGCGAACCGGATGCGTTACGCCGAGTTGCGCGGGCTCTACCTGGGGGCTGGTTTGGCGGAGCCGGATGCGGTTGAGTTGTGGGAAGCCGCAAAGGCTAAGTGGCCGGCGGATCGCGTGCACCCGCTGTAGGTTTGCAAGGGCCCGGCGGGGAGTGTGACTCCGCCGGGATCAAGTGCGACTCTATCGCAGATTTGAAGGGCGCAAATTTCGAGGTGAAAAGGATAGTTATGAAGACTCTAGAACTTGTGCAAGCCGTGACTGACGAACTCGTCAAGCGCGGGCTCCCGGCGACGTTTGAGTATCCGGGATTTATCGCGGTGGGCGGGGCGGATGCCCGCATAGACGAGCGGTTCCCGGTGGTGACCTTCGGCGTCGATGATTGCAACTGGGGCGCGGATATCTACGCAACCGAGCGCGACTGGGCGGAGGGGAATCAACCCTTCATTTCGCACACGTCCCCGATAGCGGCGGAGTGCACCAACCTTGACGTGATATCCGACTGGGCGGCGGGGATCTACATGAACGCCGCGCAGCGCACGTTAGAAGCCGTGGCGCAACGGGGCGGGGTGTCGCTGGCTCTGACCCGGTCCGGGGACCACTGGCGGATGGAGGGCGGGCCGTTTGGCACGCATGAACTGCACGGCACGCGCGAGCGGGCAATGGCGCACTGGGCGGGCTACCTCCAGACTGCGCAGTGGGCGGAGGCGTCGAAATGAGCGCCCGTTACACAGCGAACGAGATGAGCATAGCCGTGGGTCAGCCGGTGCAGTTGCGGGCCGGCGACCTCTGGATAGATTGTGTCGTTAAAGACGTCAAGGTGTCCTGGGGAAAGAATCGGCTGTTAATTCAGCCGGTGGCCGGCGACGGGACAGCCTGGGTCGAACTGTCGAGTGTGCGCACGATGGCGGCAACCGTGGCCGGGCGCGCCTGGGGCAGTGTCGAGAAAGAACAGGAGAAACTCTCATGGATCAAGGTACAGAGTTAGTAACTGGCGGGCTTGACTGGGGCTATGGCGACGGCGTGCCCGTCATCAAATATCAGATCGGGCCCTATGAGGTAGACGGGGTTCTGGAGTCGCTCATAGACGGCGACCCGGAATTCCAGCGGGCGTTTGTCGAGGTGGAGCCGGGCTCGGAACTGGACACCTCGATCCGGGGCGCTCTGGAGGGCTACCGCCTGGTAGTGAAAGCCTACCGGGACGCCTACGGCAACTGGGGCGACGAGGGCCCGCTATTCCAGGTGGGGAATATGGTCATGGGTTCAATGGCGACGTTTCTATTTGGCTAAAGAGTCGCGCGAGCGGGCCCGGTGGAAGCCGGGCCTTTCAGCGGCGGGATTCTTTCCCAATTTCAAAGTTGAGGTGATTTGATGACGACGAATATGACCGTGCGCGACGGGCTCAAAAACGCGCTAACGGCTCTGGAGACGCTCGGCTATACAGCCGGGGGCGACATTCACGATGACTTGGCGGCGGCTATCCGGCGGCTTGATCGCGCGGCCATGCCGGCGGATGAGGTGATGGGGACCGGGCTCTATTGCGAGCGCACGCTAGACGAGGTCGAAGCCATGCTCCGCTTGCAGTTCCCGGCGGATGACCCGGAAGATATCCAGACGTACATCTGGGGACCGGATGACCCGGAAGATTATTTCGCCAAGATGGCCGGCGACGACGACATTCTCGTGGACTACCGCGAATTTCGGGAGAAACAATAACATGGCGGCGGCATCAAAGCGAGACGCGCACGCGATCGCCAAGCTAAACGATTTGGCGCGAACGGCTATGGGCGTTTGCTCGAAAGTGGTTGTGACGCCTGGTATACGGGCGTTGCCGGATGCGGTGCAGTCGAGGATACGCGAGCGGGTCGAACTGTTCGATCAGTTCAGCGAGAAAAACGATCCTTACGGGGAGCGGGACTTCGGCTCGTTCGATCAAGCCGGGGCCGGCAAGGTCAACTGGAAAATCGACTATTACGACAAAGGGCTCGAATACGGGAGCGACGACCCGGCGAACCCAGGCGTAACGACGCGCGTGTTAACGATCATGCTCGCCGAGGAGTACTAAACATGGCGACGCCATTATCTAAGCGCGGCATGACGCCTGTCCAGATGGAGGCGCAGTTTACCCAGGCCATGCGCCTACTGTGGGAAATTCAGGACCAGCCGGGATTCAACCGGGCCGTTGACCCGGCGAACGGGGGAGCGTATACGCTCCCGGTGTCGTTCGAAGAATTCCTGATGCAACTGGGGGAAGGCGTGCGCTTCCTACCGTTGCGGCACTGTAGCCGGGGGCCGTATGCGTCGCTCAAGTGGGCGCTGTCGATTAGCGGCGGGGATGGCGGGCGGGGACTTCCCGCTCGCGTCACTCTGCACGATTCAGAGGCGGCGGCAACCTGGGCGTTGCTCTCATACGTGTGCGAGAACGGCGGGGCGGAGCAATACGAAGCCGCGCACCCAGGCGGAGAGGATCGCGACGACGAAGCGATGATCTCCGAGTACATGGAAGAGGCGCGCGAGTCCTACACCATTGGCACGGTGATCGAACAGGGGCGCTAGGCGGCGGGCTCGCATGGGTTCACTCCGCAGTGTGAGCGGAGGGAGCCCGGCGCGAATCTATCGCGGTAAAGGTTGAGGTGAAAGCATGAGAGTTGTTATTGACGTAATTGGCAAGGTGGCGGGCTTCCTGGCTATGGCGGCTATGTTCATCGTGATGGGCGTTTGTTTCTTATTCCAAATGGCATGGAATCTGCTATGCCTGGGGATCGGCGGTTTAATTTGCTGGCGCATGGCGTGCTGGTTATTCGGTTGGAAATAGGGAGAGGTGAGGTTATGACATTCGAGACTTTCGATGCGTTGCCCGTTGGCACGCACGTTGACTGGAACGGCTGGGGCGACATTGACGCCGGCATAATTTGCGAGCGCGAGCCGGGACCGTGGCCGTTGCGGTGGATCGCGTGGCGGGATGGGTCGATGAACCGGCCCGGCGGGCTTGACCTGGTAGAGGTGCTCTATGGGCCCGTAGCGCGCCCACAGGCGCACGGTATGCAGGAAACGGGCCTATGCGTTTGCGGGGATCTATCGTGTCACGAGAGCGAACTGCAAGAGGCTCTCACGATGAACCGGGGAGGTGCGGCGTGATCCTGATAACGGGCGACACTTACCCGCACCGGGCCCAGTTGCGCGCGATGGGGGGCGAATGGGACGCCGGCCAGAAGGGCTGGTTACTCCCTGAGGACCAGGCGGGCGCGGCTCGCGTGCTCGTGGCTCAGGGGCGGCGGGGACGAGCGGCTGCGGCGGGCTCGCGTTGGCCGTACCGGCGAGCCGGGGCGGAGGTCAATGTGGTGACCTTCGGCGACGGGCAAACCTTCACGCGCAACCGGCGGGGACGATGCGAAGATGCGCCCTGTTGCGGTTGCTGTGACATCTAGAGAGTGTGACTTCGGGCCCGCGCGTTCCACTGGGGGCGCGCGATGGTCCGGGGGGATACTTTCCCATAGTCGAGGTGTAGTGATGGCTCAGAAGGCCAAATTTAACGCGCGTGAGGCGGCTTCCAAGATTGACTTGGACGAACTCATGCAAGCGGTTCGAACGAGCATGTTCGGGACCGAATACGTCAGTTACTGCCTGGGTTGCGGAGCCCAGCATTTCAGCGGGTACGAGCCCGACACGCGCGGCGGGGAGTGCGAGTCCTGCGGCGAGTCGAAAGTGTACGGAGCCGAGGAAGTTCTGCTCATGGTGGCCCCGTGAGAATCCGGGAGGCGTTAGACAACGCGCTCGCGACTCTGGAGGATCTTGGGTTCCATACCGGGGGCGACGTGCACCTGGACATGCGGCTCGCGATTATGCGCCTGGCGAACGACTCCAGGCCCGCGCGTGTCGTTTTGGAGCTTGAACTTGACCCAGGCGAACTGTTCAAAGGCATCGGGGGGACGGCGGTATGAGTTCCCGTTGGCGCGAGTGGTTGGTCCTGATCGCGGGCGCGGTCCTGATGGCGGCGGCGGGTTGGACGGCGGCGGGGGGTTCCCGCCGAGCCCCTCCGCCGGCCCAGGTGCGCACGCTCGGCGGATGCGCGACCGATTCAGAGTGCGAAGCGGCGGAGGAAGCCGCAGCCGAGGCGGTAGCTTTCGAGCGCGCCGAGGCGCGAGCGCGGCGAGAGTTTGCCGCGAAGTGCGCGACCGGGCAAGTGCCGTGCCGGTGGCGCAAGTAGGCGGGCGGGCGGGCGGGGGCGAGGGCTCCCGCCGGGCCCCGGCCCAGGCCGCGCGGCCGGCGGAGCCGGCCCGCCGGGCGGGCGCAGGCGGCTGACAGACGGCTGAAGTGGCGCGCGCAGGCGGCTGACAGACGGCTGATCCAGAGCTCCACCGCGGATTTGAAAATAAAGTTGCGCGGTGTAGTTGCTCGTGTCATGCTCAAGTGGTAAGGCTCTTGGCGGAGCCGGGATAAGTTGGTTTCGAGGTGAAAGATGGCAGTTCAAAAGGTACGCATCGACTGCATTGCACTCGCTCGGCACTACACATTGTTAGTGATCGACGTAGAAAGCGGGGAGCGGGTGGCCGCGCCCATTACAGGCATTCCCGCTTGGCTCATTATCAAGGTCCGGGAGGATCTTTTTGAAGACTGGATTGGCTCGGGGGCGGCGGAGGTTTCTATGTCTGCCATCCCTGAGTTGACCAGTCTAGAAGTGGCGCAGTGGAAGAAAGGTTAGAGGTGACGAGCGATGAGAATCAAACGAGCAACGGTAGTATTCCGACTCCAAATCGAAATGGGCAACGACGCCATGCAATCGCGCGACGACGTAGCCCTGGCATTGAAACAACTGGCGAGGCGCACCGACTTCGACCGGAACGACGAAGGCAAGATCCGGGACGCGAACGGTAACACCGTGGGCGAGTGGGGCTTCCATGAAGAGGAATAAGGTTGACTGCAACTGCGGCATGTTCATTCAGGACGATCAGTCGGACCATCACCGGGATTGTCCGAACAACCCATGCAATCAACCGGAATGGTTGAGCGAGTACGCTATCCAGACGCTCAAAGACCGGGCCCAGGAGTTAGCCGTCATCTGGATTAAAGAGTCCCCGCCTTGCGACTATTCGGGCGGGCTCGACTTGCTCTGGATCGAAGAAGACAACCGCTATGCGGCGGTTGTGGACACGCTGAACCAGGCGGGCTATCTCGCGTTTCGCGCCTTGCTCTATGAGGCGTGCCGGGCCCAGTTGGAGGCCAAGCGGTGACCTACAAGGTGTATTGGGATAACGGCCACGCTTGCGACACATTCCCCTATGAGTTCACTTCGAAGCGCAAGGCGGAGACGTGGGCGCGCGAGTGGAAACGCGAGATGGTGGCACTGGAGCCCACTAAGCGCGAGCGCACCGAGGCGCGTGCCGCCTACCAATGGGAGGTAATCGAAGTCGAGCCGGTGGAGGCCAACGACGGCGAAGGCGAATTGATTCGGGAGGCATGGGAGCGATGAAGATACCAGCCCACCGGGCGAGTGCCGTACTGGCGCGCGAGCGCGCCGATTTAATTGCGATGGCACTCGTGAACGATGAATCTTCGACCGATCAAGAGTTGGCCGATTATTTCATGAGCGAGTTTCAGTTATCGCGCGAGGATGCCGGCTTCTATGTGAGCCAGCGGAACCGCGCATTATCCGAGGATTGGCAATTCAAATTAGAGGTGAAGCGATGAGTAACATCAAATTTCAAATCGGCACGGTAGTGAACGGGCTTAACGAAGTCCTGCCCGTCTACCTGCGCGAGCTACCGATAGACTGCGGGCCGGTGATCCAGGTATCGAACGAACCTGGCGAGGCGGATCTGTATAACACGCTGGAGGCGTTCTTCGATGAGTGGGCGCTAGCGTTCACGTCGCTCGAAAAGTGGATTCAACAGCCGGAACCGGCAAGCGAGGTGATGAGCGATCACAAGCCGCTCACGCGCTTCTGGTGTCCGAAGTGCAAGCGCATTGACCGCATTGAAATCACGATGCAGGTCAACGCGCGGCTGATCGAACACGATGAGGACGACATCGAGACGTCCACGGATGACGCCCAGTGCCAGGACACCGAGTGGGGCGGAGACTCGCCGGCCTACTGCGTCGCGTGCGGCTACCGGGGCAAGGTCGATGACTTCGACCACGAGGACGTTCCGGCGGCGGCAACGGACATATCGAAAGCGGAGGTGAAGTAATGGCGGCAGTCATGGCGATTCTTTCCTGGCGTCCCTATGAGGGCGACCCGGACGACACCCATTTGGCGATGGAGATCTACGAAGACGAGAGCGTGTGCGGCGGTTGGAGCCCGGTGACGTACCTTGCCATGCAGCAAGCGGCGGAATATAACCTCCGCTACGACATGGACACCGTCGAACTCGCCGAAGGCGACCTGGAAGTCCTGGGTTCGATGACAATCGGCGACGGCGAGGGCTATGGCGACGGCGAGATGGGTAGTTCCGTGTTCAAGATCAGACTCGAAAAACAGGAGGTGAAGTAATGGGCGACCGATGCAGCTTTACGATTTATGCCCCAGCGAAGAAGGCAGAGCGGATGGCCGAGGATATCGGCCTTTGCGTGAATGTGGACGAAGTCGGGTACGACGAAGACACGATCCAGGAGGAAACCGAACTCTATACCCAGTTATACGACGGCGACGCCAATTACGGCCATGCCCAGGAGGTGACCGACTGGGCCAAGGCGGGCATCTCGTTTTTCGGCCATCACAGTGCCGGCGGGGCTTATAGCGCGGGCATGTTTGCCGCGCTGGGCGGGGAGTTGTGGGAGGTGCGCGCGTCCGACGACGACGACCGGCCTCTGATCCCGGTGAACTCGAACGGCCAGGTAGACGAGGATGCCTTGCGCGAGGCGCGCGGCTATTACGGAGCCGTGGCGATGGTCAAGGCGGAGTTTGGCATCCCGGACAAAGCGAACCCTGCAACCCCGTGGGAGTGGGCGAAGCAAGAGGAGCAACGAGCGGCTGACCTGGTCGAACAGGTCCGACTGACCAAGCTGATCCAAAAGCAAAAGAAGTAGAGAGTCGCGGAGGGCGCAGTGACAGTGCGCTCCGCTGGGATTCTTTCCCCGAGGTGAGGTTATGGCAAAAGACAAAGCCATCGTACTGGCTACGCAAGAGTACGAATTCACAACCGAGTCCGTCGTCCGAATCGGCGAGGACTACTTCTTTCGAGACGAGAACGGGGGCGAACGCGGAGCCTGGCAGGACCGCGCCAACAAGACAACCCCGTTGAGCCGCAGCGAGGCCCGCGCCAGGCTGCTCGAAATGGGCATGGAGCCCGACGACGTCGCGGAGAAGACCGCATGAGCACGCTCCGCGAACAGGCGCGCGAAGCGGTGATCGCCGCTGCGCCCGAATACTCCGCCCACGAACACCACCGCAACTGGCACAAGCTGCACGTCTACCGGACGGGCAAGGTGGAATGGTCCGAGCACATCAACCGCTCGGACGACTTTATCGACCGGGAGGCTAGGGGCTTCCAGGCGATCCCCAGCGTGGCGCGCGTAGGCACGGGCAGCTACGTCTGCAACTGCGACTACTGCGGGGACACGACCGGCGAGTACGAAGACCTCGACGACGCCATCAGCAACGCCGTGGGCGACAGCGACCTGGTAGACATCGAGCGCGACATGCTCGAAGAGTTCGACAACCCCGATAACATCCCGCCAGGCTACTTCGCAGACGAGGAGGAGCCCGAAGCCGAGCTAACCGAGGACCAATATGACTAAGAAGAAACAGAAGAGCGGGCGCAAGCCGGGCGACCCGAATAACACCGGCTGTCCCCCCGGACTAACGGCCAAGTGCTGGTGGGGCTGCGGGGCCGATGTTTACCATCGCATCCTGCGCCGGCATTGGATGGAATGTCCGAACCGTCCGAAGATGGAGGAACCCAAGTGACGCGGCTCGATAAGGTAGTAAGACGGGAAACGGCGGTAGGCATCAGGGACGGCGGGCGATCTCGCCCGCTCCTGGTGGAGCTTCACCCCAGGCACATTGAGTTACGCCAGAAGGGGACCAGGCGGCGGTTCAGCGTGAGTTATGACGCCATCTACGACCTGGCAGTCAAGGTGATCGTGCGCGCCCAACTGGCGGAGAAGAAGAAGGAGGGCCGGCGGAAATGACGTTCGCGCAGCGCAAGGCTATCGAGTACAAGAAGCGGCTCGCCGAGGAGGTGGCGGCGGAAGCCGCGGCTGCGCGGGCGGCGGCGCAACAGGCGGCAGGTACAGGCGGCTCACAGACGGCTGACGATCCCTCCTGGGGCGTCTGGTGTCCGGAGTGCACCAGGCGCTGGGCCGATTGCGAGTGCGACCGATGAAGCGTGAGACGTTCAAGCGGCTGCTCATCTGGGGCGCGATGGCGTTCTACTGGATCGTCTCGCTGGCGATTATTTACTTTGTGACTGTGACACGATAGACCGCATGGCTACGTCCCTCACGATCAGCTTCCGCTGCCAGAATAAGAACCTCGCGTCGATCCCCGCCACGGGCGAAGCGCCGGCCACTGATGCCGTCAGTATCAACCTCCAGGAAGTCTCCGCCGCGCCCGGCTTCTCGCCGCGAGCGTCCTTCTCAGTTACCCTCCCCATTGCCTCCGACACGTTCGTCATGGGCGGCTACTACACCGCGACTGTCGTCGACGGCGCAGCGCCCAGCGGGGCGGCGGCTATGTCTGCCGAGCCCGCTCCAGCGGCAGCAGCCACGGTCCAGACGAAGATCCCGGCGAAATAACGTCGAGCGCGGCGGAGAGCTCTAGGCGATCCAGTTCCCGCCGCGCCATCAGGCGCACCAGTTCCGGGTCATTCGTCGTCTCGGACAGATGGCCGAGCAGCAGATGCCGGGTCCGGTGCGTCATGTGCTCCCCGATCCACTCACAGGCGGCTTCGTTGGACAGGTGCGTCTGGGCGATCCTCGTCTTCAGGGTGTAGGCATACGGCCCGACGCGGAGCATGTCGGGATCGTGATTGGCTTCGAGGAACACCAAGTCCGAATCGGCCAGGTACTCGCCGAGCGCCTCATCGATCTTGCCCAGGTCGAGCGCGAACGCGGCGCGCATCTTGCCCAGTTGGACGGCGAAGCCGAGCGGCTCGGCCGTATCGTGCTCGATAGGGAAGCTCTCGCAGGAGATCTCGCCTACCTGCCAGCGGGAATTCTGATGGATCGGCTGGAACCAGAACGCCGGGATCACCGTGCCGAGCGCCAGGTTGGTTTCCCACGAGCAGAAGATCGGCACGAGGCGACCGCCGCGACGCCAGCGCCGGATGAGCGTCCCCAGGCCGGCGCAGTGATCGATATGCGGATGCGTCAGGAGCACGGCGTCGATGGCATCGACCGACTCGCCGATTGCCGCCAGGCGCGTAGCGGTGTCGAGCAGCGACAGCCCGCAGTCGACTAACAGACGGCTTGTTCCATCGCTTACGAAGGTCGAGTTGCCGGCGCTCGAAGTGGCGAGCACGGCGATTTTAAGCTGGCCGCCTGGACTTGAACCAGGATTATCTGCCAAAGGCAGAGTGCTGTTTTCGTCTTGTTCTGACGAGTCTCTCTGGGGCTGCAGCCCCTCGCCGGGGGAGTTCCCCGATTGCAGAACGGCCAGCATTTATTATCCTCCGATATTTCGAATGACGCCGATGCGGGTACTGGCCCCGTCGACAATGACCTGGGCCTTCTCGTCGTATTCGCTCTGGGTGATCTCGCCCCAGTACAACTTGAGGTAGAGCCGGCCCAGCGCCGCCACCACGTCTTGCGGCATGAAGTAGAGCTTGTTCGACGACATCGTCGGATCGGTTGCGATCCTGGGAAGGTTCATTGGGTGGGCTCCCCGAACTTGGCAAGCAGCCGCTGGCAGTCCCGGCGCTGGCGGTCGAACTGCTCGCTCAGGCGCGGGAAGTTCTGGCAGACGGTCGCTTCCTTCTCGTACTCACGGATGGCTAACCGCAGCGCCAGGCGAATCACCTCTTCCTCGGACTGGTCGAGGTGCAGCATGGCTTCGCGCACCACGTCGCGCTCGTGATCGCTGAGTTTCTTCCTCATTCGCCGCCGGCCTTCTTCTGCCGGAAGTCCTTCGCCTTGGGACAGGTGATGAAGTGGTTCGTGCCATCGAGATCGTAGGGCGTGTTCTTGCTGGTGTCGCGATGGAAGACCCAGGCGATCTCCTGCCCGCAGCCCTTGCAAAACCCCGGCTCGCCAACGTGCTTGAGCATGGCTTTCATGAGCCCGCGTTGCGTCTGGAGTTTGGCATACATGTCGTCGATGGGCTCAGGCATGGGCTTCCTTCATGTGCTTGGGGTATTCGGTCTGGGTGACTACTACGGCGCACACCGGGCAGGGGAACTTGCGCGCCGGGCGTCCAATGGGCCGGCGCACCGCGTCGAAGCCGGCCCGCTCACGCAGGTAGTCCGACATCGACATGGAATACCGGGTGGCTTTCTCGCGCAACGATTCGAGCTCCTTCTGGTTGAGCACTTTCATCATGACTTGGAGCGAGGGGACGTGCTTCTTGCGTTTGGGTTTGGTGGTAGTGGTAGTGGTGGGCGCTGGCGACAGGACGCGCTTCTTTCGTTTTCGTGGCATAGAGTGATTCTTCGTAAACTATATTATGCCATCAAAATTATTGGTATATTTACTTTGAGGTGAAACGTTGATAGTACTTAGCATTCCTGACGAAACACGTATGCCCGCTTTTGCGGCTACCGCTCTCGAGAACGGCCACGTCGAGATCGTGACTCCGCGCGGCCACTACTGGCTGACCGAGGAACTCAACCGGGCCGAACAGATCCTAGCCCGGCTGATTCTGAGCATGTGGGTGCGCCTGGAGTCCAAGCGATGAAGATAGAAAACCCTCTGGAAAGATCCTTCCTGCAGTACCTCGATCATGTGTTCCACGGACAAGCGCCGGATGCGGCGAGCGGCACGGTCGGGACCGGCTCACGCTCGATCTGCTGCGCACGACCTTCTTTGCCGGGGCGCGGGTCTACCGCGAAGCTGTCCAGTATCCGAGCGGCCAGGTGAGGCAGCTAATCGATGCCGAGATTGATGGGTTTCTCGCCTACATTCAAAGGGCGCAGAGGGTAGCCGTCGAAGAGGCCATTATTGCCTCGGCGCGAAAAGCGAAAGCGAAAGCACAGGAGCCGCCCCAATGATCCGGTTCGAGTTGTCCGAAGGCGATTTTCAGATGCTCGTGTTCCTCCTGGGACTGGGGGGCGGAGCCGCTTCGAGGGATGGCAAGCCTGGGCTTGTCGCAAAGAGCATGGCCCTCGCCAACGATCTGATCCGGCAGAAGGAGGGGAGAAGCGATGACCTACCTGCGCGAGAAGTTTAACGCCTGGATCGACCAGATCCTCGAAGGCCATCCCATGCCGAAAATTCCGGTTGCCTTCGCCGTGCTGCATGGCACGTTCATCGCCGGGGCGATGACGTACCGGAACGCGATGAAAGATCCCGAGTTGCAACGGGGCGTCGACGCCGAACTCGACCGGCTCGCAAGGATGCCGCGATGACCAACCTCGAAACGCTCAACAGTCCGCACTCGCGGGCCCGCTACGCGGCGGTCTACCGCGACTTCGATGGCGAACTGACTGTCGCCGGCATCCAGTCCTACATCGCCGCCTACCGGGACCAGGGGGCCGCGCCGTCAACCTGCAACGTCAAACTCAGCGCGCTCAAATTCAAGGCGCGGGCCGAGGGGGCCGATCCCGCCATCCAGTACATGAAGGCGATCCCGGTACGCGGCGTGCGGATGGGAACCTGGCTCTCGCTCGAACAGGTGTCCGATCTCCTCGCGCCAGGCGGCGAAGACCTGGTTCAGACCCGCGACCGCTGTCTCCTGGCGCTGCTCGCCGGCTGCGCCCTCCGCCGCTCAGAGCTCTCAGACCTGAAATTTGCCCACTTGCAGAGCCTGGACGGGCGTCTGGTGCTTCTGGACCTGGTTGGCAAGGGCCGGCGGGTCCGGACGGTCCCCGTGCCGTCCTGGGCCATCCTGCCGTTAAATTGCTGGATCGAGGCGGCGGGCATCTCCACGGGCCCGGTGATCCGGCGGGTCTGGCGCGGCCGGGCGGCTGACGAGGGGCTGACACCGGACCACATTCACGCGGTGGTGAAAGCCGCCGGCAAGCGGATCGGCGTGCCGCAACTGGCTCCGCACGATCTGCGGAGGACGTTCGCCCGGCTCGCCATGAAGGGCAAAGCAGACCTGACCCAGATCCAGTTGACCTTGGGGCATTCCTCGGTGGCGGTCACCAACCGCTACCTCCATTCGACCGTAGACCTCGCCAATCCGGCGTGCGATGCAATCAAACTATGACCATCAACCTCGAAACCCTCCCCGAGCGTATGCGCTCCCTGAAGCTCACTGACCGTGGCGTTCCCATTCCCTGGTTCGTCGCCTACGTGGACGGTCTGCCCGAGTTCCGCGCGATGGATCCCAAGAAGTTCACCGCCGCCGTCAAGCGCCGGCTGTGCTGGGTCTGCGGCGAGCCGCTTGGCGTCTACAAGGTCTTCGTCGCCGGGCCCATGTGCGGCGTCAACCGGACGTCGTCCGAGCCCCCGTCGCACCAGGAGTGCGCGACCTGGTCTGCCAAGAACTGCCCGTTCCTCTCGAATCCGCGGATGGTGCGCCGCGAGGACGAGCGGATGAACAACGCCCAACTGGTGGAGAACGCGCCGGGCCTGGCTCTCACGCGCAATCCCGGCGTCGCCATGCTCTGGGTGACCCGCCACTACGAGATCTTCCGGAGCGAAACCGGGCCGCTCCTCCAGATGGGCGAGCCCGAATTCGTCGAGTGGTACTGCGAGGGACGGGAGGCCACGCGCTCCGAGGTGATCGCCTCGATTGACGGCGGGCTCCCGGCTCTCGAAGCGGTGGCGAGGGAGGAGCCGGGGGGCCTCCAGGCGCTCGAACGGGCGATGGCGCGGTTCGAGAAATGGATCCCCCTGTGATGCTCAGAGAGCCGCGCGCCATGTGGGTCGAGTTCCTCTCGGGGCGCTCGATCAAGGAGATCGCCAAGATCGCCGAGGTCAAGCCGGTCGAGATCGAGCAAGCAATCCGCGAGCAGATCTTCGAGCGGCTGGTCCCGCCGGGCGATGACAGGGATTGGACCGGCCACGACTCGTGGGGCCCGCAGGACGCTTGCCGGATGCCGGGGCCCAAGTGCTCAGGGAAGGTGCGGGCCGTCGACTACGACGGGATCAACGACTGCCCGTTCTTGCTGTGCGAGTTCCATCGCGAGGAGTATCGCAAGCTCTGATGAGAGCCCCTGAGGGGCGGAAGTCCTCCAAGAACTCCGCTCCTCAGGTGCCTGCATCAACAGAACCAAACCGAACACTACTGACAGGAGAACCCCAGTATATGGCAAAGAAAACGGAAGCACAGAAAGAGAAAGCGCGGCAGTACTCGCGCGACTGGTACGCGCGCCAGCAAAGAGAGAAGCGGGAAGCCGCCGCTGATGCCAAATCCGCCGATCCGATCAAAGCCGCCGCCAAGCGGCTTTCAAAGTGGGCAGACGAGGAGTTGAGCATCAGACTGAGCCCGAAACACGAGAACAAAGCGGCCAAGGCAGCGACGGCGCTCACCGTGGCCGGCAACATGGGCCCGCTCCGCGAGGTGCTCGATCAGTTGCGCGAGACGACGGAGACGATGAAGGGAGCCGGCCTCCAGTTCGGCTGTTTCACCTGGCCGGATGGCACGGCGCTCACCGTTCGCAACAACGGGGAGGTCATCATCACCTTCGGCGACGTCCAGTAAACCGCTAGGGAGATTGCCTCTCGCCTCGGGCAATCTCCCGCAGCACGCGCAAGGGAATGTCGGTGCGTCCCGGCACGATAGAAGCGGCCGCTTGGCGCAGCCTCAGTATGTTCTCGCGGCTGACACCCAGTTGAATCTGCTGTACGTGGAGCAGGACCATGTGTTTGTCGAGATCGTCAAGCGTGGCTTCTTCGAGCAGAGGCCAATCGCAAGATCCGTACGCGACGTTGTTCATGTCAACCGGCACGGAGATTTCCGAAGGAAGCTCGATCTGTTCCAAACCGAAATCGAAGCAGAGGCTGAAGCCATCAGCTTCCTCCTCCGGTGTGCGGTCACGCGACTTGCGGTAGCGGCGGATCATGGCGTCCAGTCCCTCGGCCTCGATGAGGCAGAAATGCTCATCGAGACTGACGCGCCGATTCAACTGCATCCACCTCCGGACTTCTACCGTCTTGGCACTCCCTGTAGAGTCGAGAGCCTCCTCGACGAGTTCAATCATCGTGTATGTGCGGTTGGTGGTCACTTCTTCAACTCCTGACAAATGGCCGCGAGCATTCGCCGCGCACCTTCCGATTGCCCCCGCCAGTCTTTGTCGGGCGTATCCATCTTCAGGATTTCACCGGCTAGTTCCTTGGCTGTAAATTCAGTCCCGTTCAACGCCTCGATAGCGTGGACGACGCTGAAGATTTTGAAGTTGCGCTCACCGTTGAGCTTCGCTTGGGCGCGCATTTTGTCGAGTTCCCTGAGGCGGGCTTCCTCGGCCGGCGAGGGCTTCAATCGCGGCGGCGGCGCGGGGGCGCGTAAAGCTATCCGCTCTTTAATCAGTTCGTCGAGCGTCACGTCTTCCTCGGGCATCTCGCCAGTCTCGGCGAACCGCTGCACGAGGGCGCGCGTACCCATGCGGGTCACCGGCTCGCCGTTCTCGGCACGGCGCATGACCGAGGCACGTACCGGCTCGGGCATCGATGGCGCGGCGATCAGGTAGAGCGCGCTCAAGTCGATCTCCAAATCCGCCAATTTGGCGGATTTGAACTGCCCATGTACCTGTATGAACCGCTGCGCGCTTCGCTCGGACCAGTTGAACTCCTGCCCGATCCAGCCCAGGAAGTTGCCGTGACCGATCCGCTCCTTCACCTGGCCCAGGTACTGCCCGATCTGCACGATACTTGAGGCGCTCATCCTGGCAAGGTTGTGGATGCGTTCGGCCCGCTCCTGCACGTAAGCTCGCGTCTCGGCGTCGAGCGTGAAGTAATCGAAAGCGAGTTGAACTTCCTTCACTTTTCCCTCTTGCTGCCCCGGTGCGCTTTGTCTTCGTTCTCGGCCATCTTGATGAGGCGAAGCCGCTTGATCTCCTGCCCAAACTTACACCGGCAATACTTGACCGCGCTACAGACTTTCTGGAAGTGCCCGTCGACCTCGTTCATCAGTTGCTGGGCCACCTCGGCCGTAATTTCCTTCTCCTCGCACTCTTTCTGGTGCCCGCTCGGATGGCGCACGTAGGTCACCAGGAGCCAGATCCGCTCGTAGGCGCTGCCCTGGCAGTGCTCGCACTCCCAGTTCGGCTTGAGCGACAGGGCTTTCTCGGGCGTTGCGTCGAGCGCCTCCACGAGCTCCGCACAACTGGGGAGCCACTTGCTCGTGTCGATCCACCGGGTCACCGTGCGCTCGGCATGGTCCTCGTCCGAGGCACGGTCGCACAGTACCCGGACCATCTCGGCGATTCCCGGCTTGCCCAGTTCGGCGAACCGGGGGAGCCCACTCAGCCGGTTGACCTGTCTAGTTGCCTGTGCTGCGGTTAGCTTGTGCACGACGTCTATCCTCCTCCTCCGCCTCTTCAAACATTTCGGACATCAGCGTTTCTGTCTTCGATAGCTTCCGGGGGATCTCGACTACATCGGGGATGATGCGCTTCCATTCCTCCTGGAGGTAGGCGACGGGCTTCCCGCACATTCGCCACTTGACCGGCGTCCAGGTGCCTGTCCTGAGGCGCTGAGTGATTCCCCTGACCGCCGCTACCCTCTGCTCGAAGGCGAGGGCCAGGAAGGGCCGATAGGCGGCTTCGAATTCGCTGGGGAGGCAGTTGGGTTGCGCTTCCCGCCACGTCGAGACGAACGCCGCGTATTGGTCATCGACTTCCCAACGGGCTTTTGAGCGGGTTACTAGAACTGAAGTGTTCTCGGTATCAGGAGAAAAAACAATCTTTGAGGGAACACACTCAGCCGCGACAGCGGCAGGAAGGGAGGAAGGGTTAAGGGTTAAGGAAGAAGGGTTAAGGGTTAAGGCCCGGCTAGAACTGTTCTTGTCCGGTTCTTGCACTGTGCTAGTCCGGTTCTCGTCTGGTGCAGGTATGATGCTCGGTGTTTCCTTGACGTGGGGATTCTGATGCTTCGCCCATGTGGGGATCGCAATGAACCCGTCGTAGCGAATGATAAACCCCGCCTTTGCAAGGGAATCAAGCAACTCATCGACCGGCTGATCGAAGTAAGGAAGCACGTCAACCTTGATTCGCTTGGGTCTGTCCTCCAGTCGACCTTCACGGTCAGCTATAGTCCAGAGTCCAGCGTAGAGGAGCATGGCATACGCGCCAAGCTCGGCGAGGTCTTCGTTTCGGAAGAACCCCGGTTTTATATTACGGGTTCGCGCCATCGTGGCCTTCTTTCTCTTGCCAAGGCTCCGGGGAGCGGAAAGAAGGTCTTGGAAACCCCCCGGTGGCCTTAGCAGAATCGTTCGTACAGTTCAGTGATCAGCCGAACCGCTTCCGTCGAACGGGTCAAGTCTATCAATAGCAATTCCCTTTGCGCAAGGTGTTTTTTGGGTTTTTCGGGGTATCATGCCGGCATGAGCCAACTCGCGATCATCACTCCCGTCGACGCCAGCGGCAACCCCATCGATCCCGGCTACGGCCAGGGACACCCAGGCATCAACCGCCCCTCGAATCCCATCGTGCTGCCTCCCACGCCCCCAGGCGTCAACCTCCCTGACAATACGCTGCCCTCGGGCGGGCATCCCTCCTACCCGATCCACATTCCTGATCGTCCGGACAATACGCTGCCGATACCGCCTGCGCCCACACCTCCGGGGACCATCTGGCCTCCGCTCAATCCCGGCGATGGTGTAAGTGGCAAGTGCTGGCTGTTGGTCTTCGTGGTCGGGACCGAGCATTCCAGGTATCGCTGGATTCTAGTGGACGCTGATGGCAAGCCTCCTACCGGCCCCAGCGGTCCCAAGCCTCCGACACCTCCGATAGCGCAGCCTAAGTAGGCTCACTTCCGCTCAAGCACACGCGCGAGGTTCTCTCGGGCCGCGATCCGCACCTGGAGTTCCTCGCGCACCTCGATCAGCCGGTCGCCAGCGTCCTGAATGCGGGTGTGCAGCTTGCGCTGCTCGCGCGTGTTCATCTGGGTGGCCCAAGCAGCCTCGTCCAGGCAGGCGATGGCCTCCCGGACCCGCTCAAGTATCTCTTTGTCGTCCACTAAGCACCTCCTCGATCATTTCGGCCAGTTCGATGAGCGTCCCAGGCTGGATCTGGGAGGGCGCTAATCTCATTACCCTCCAGCCCAGGACCGCCGCGCGGTTATATTTGGTGGCATCTTTCAAGAAGCCGGCCTTGCGAAGGTGATAGCCGCGGCTTGGCCCGTGATCGTGAATCCCGCCCTCGATCTCCACGGCAACCTTCGCGGCCGGCCAGGCGAAATCGAAGCGCCACTTCCGCTCGCAGAAGCGGTACTCGCGCTCGAACGCCGGGCCCTTGAGCGTCTTCCAGGTGAGCGCGAACCGCTCCTCGGGTTCACTGGGCGCTCGCGGAATCCTTGGCTTTGAGCTTGGCTTTGATCTCGTCTTCATGTCCAATGATTTGCTCCACCAGGAGATGCACCAGGTTGTCCAAGTCCCGCGCCGCCGAGCCTGGGCGCATGACGCCGGATAGTTGATAGGTAATGTCGGACGTGACGATCTCGATCTCCACCAGGTCTTCCCCGGCGCGGTGCATGTTCACGCGAAAGCCTGGTTGCAGCAGTCCTGCAAGGTTAACGTCGAGGGGATACCTCATGTGAAAGCCTCCACGAGGGGAAGCGAAGGTTGGTCGCTGATAATCTGCCGGCGCATGTGCGAGTACAGGCTGATGCCGCTGCCGTCGATGGAGTCTACGCCGTGTTTGACACACCACTCATAGCGATCCGCCGTATTGACTCTGCCCACATGGGTCCACTTGCCGAGCGCCTGGGCGGTGCGGATCACATGAAGGGCCGGCGCGGAGATCTTGAACTGGTTGTCTCCGCCGATGAAGACCGCCTCGATCTCCGCCCACGGCAGATCGAAGTGTTCTACGCCGTTCTGGATGGCGAGCGCCAGGGGCCATCCCATGAGCCGCTCCTGCCAGATCGGGAAGAGTTCCAGCGTACGGCGCTGGGAGCCCACGACGTCCGGGACGACGACGAACTTGCACCGCTTCCGGTTTGGCAATTCCTTCTCTAGCCTGGTTTCGAAGGCTTTGAGTTGCAGACCCTCGGAGTAGGCTCCGTTGTCTATCGCAAAGAGCCCGCCGCGATTGGCGAGCCGGTTGAGCGGCGTCAGGAGTTGCCCCACCTGGGCGACGTCGACATTCAAATCAGACGCACAGACAGCCAGGTCTTCCGAGGTGTCGAGCAGAAAGGTCATGGAACGTAGACTACACCGCAGTGCTCGGTTTCCCGGAGCTCGATCCGGGAGAGGCCGGCAATCTTCAGTTCCTTCAGTTTCTCGGCGATCCAGATCGCGATGATCTCGCAGGTTGGATTGGCGAAATGCACGTTCAGATCCCGGTGATCGAGATAGTATTTGACCTCCCTCCAGACAGTCCGAAGTTTGGCGTAATCCATGATCCAGCCGGTCTGTTCGCCCACGGGCCCGGTGACCTCGATGCGGATACGGTACGTATGCCCGTGCAACCTGGCGCACTTGTGGTCTGGCGGCACATGCGGCAATCGGTGCGCGGCGTCGAAACTGTCTTCGAGGAAAATACTCGTCATTTAAATGCGCCCTTTCACCGATTGGTGGCATATCTACTAACGAGGGGCCTGTAGCCCCCCCGCTGTTCTTCATCCGCCGAGATCATCTCCTCCGTATCGGCGTTGAGGGAGTCCACCGGGTCCGGTTCGGGCTCCTCATGCTCGGCCCATTCGCGCGCCGGCCGCTCGAACAGCCCCATGTTCCCTTCCTGCGTCCAGGGACTCAGCCACAGTTCGACTCGCGGATTCTCCGCATCCTTGTAGAGCCGGGAGCCATCAAACGATCGGAGGAGCACGTCGTCTTCGACGATTCCCACGTCCTCTAAAAAGTCCCCTATTCCCTGGATGTAGCCGGCCCAGTCTCCGCGATCCGCATCTCGATAAACCTTGCACAGTAAGTGACATGCGTATGTGACGGGGAAGAACCGCCGTAGCGGTTCGAGGACAGGTAGGACCGCTTTGATGGCCGCTGCGTGCCAGTCGCGGTACGCCTGGGAGGGGAGCAGCCTGGGATGCGGCAGCACGGTGTCCCGGTTTTTGAGCCACTCCCAGATCTCGGCCTCGCTGAGGATCGGGCGGGGAGGCTTCTCCGACTCCCACGCCCAGATGAAGTCCTTCAGGAAAGCGTCGGTGATGTTACGGACTATTACCGGAGAATTCTTCTTCGTCCTGGGAGCGCCGAGCACTACCAGCTTCAGCGCCTTGGGCAGACGCTCCTCGGCCACCTCGGGAAGACTCTCCTTCCAGGCTTCGAGGGCCGTCATCTATTCCTCAAGCCCGGCGCTCGCCCTGGTCCCTTCCGGCTTCTCGTCCTTGCCCTGATCGAGGAGTTCTTGGAACTTGACGGTGAACGCGGAGTGGAGCTCCTTGTTGGTGCGCCAGTAGTGGTCGAGGAGGATCATCGCGTCCTTCTGAGAGGAGCGTACCGTAAAACGGACCTCGTGTTTCTGCTTGCCGTTCTCGGTGTCGGACTCGGTCGCCTGGAAGGCTTTGATCGAATCGAATACGAAGGACAGCGGCGGGGCGTTCTTGGTATTCGGTTTCAGGGTTCCCGAACCCTCGCCCACCGCGCTCTTGAGCGATACCTTCTCCCAGCCATCGACGTTCATCAGATCGTCCCAGCCGAACTCCTTCGCCACGCGGCTGGTGAGATCAGCCGCCATCACGCAGGAAACCATGAAGCCATTGGTGACTCCACGTTCTCCCAGATCCATAATCCTCACGCCCGTAAAAGTGCATCCCGGCATTCGTTCTGATTCTCCTGTTGCTTGGGCCTCTCGCGCGGCCCGTATTTGTAAAACCACTGGGCCCGCTTACGGGCGTTGCGGCGGTCGCGCTGTTCCTGGGTGAGGATGCGCGGATGCTCCGCCTTCTTGGCCGGCGGTCTGATTCGCTTTCCGGGGATCGCCGGGGGATCCCAGATGGGAATGCTGAAGCGCGTCTCCCGGCACGGGCCCAGTGTCGGGAGGGGCCGGCCTTCCTCGGCCGCTTCCATGACGTCGTCTGGAATATCCTCTTGCTTCACGTCCGTCCAGCCGCCCTGTATCAGGCGGTCGAGTACCTCGAACCGTCGTCTGTCCATCGAGTTGTCTCCCTAGAGGAGCGCCAGAACCTCCGGTGGCGCGTCCCATTCCCAAATGTTTTGGTAACCGCGAGCCACAATCGGCGGCTCGATTCGCCTCACGTTAGAAAGTTTCCAGGCGTACCGGCCCTCGGCGAAGTCGCCGAACGACAACCACTCTTCCGGCGTACGCATAGGGATGTCATGCCGATTCTTGTCGGTGATGAGAATGCAATCTTCGACCGTGGCGATGCAAACAACTGCGCCGCTCGGCAATTCGTCCGGGGTATGGTAGCCAGCCTCCTGAAGAACCTCGGTGAAATAGCGGTCCCAGAACAGATCGGCCACCTCTTGCTTTTTCTTGCCGGGCTGGATCTTGCCGGCATGAATGGCGATGGGGACCGGCCAGTCCCCGATAGCCCAGGCGCGCGTCTCGTACTGCTTGGCTCCGATGGCGATCAGCGAGGCATACGGCTGGTAGAGAGTGAGGGCCCTCACGCTTCGACCGCCTCCAGTGCGGCCCCCGATTCCACGCGCGCCATGATGATCTGCAGTCCAATCGACTTCGCCGCGTCGATCAACATGTGCATAGAGTCTTCGTCTAGAACCTCAGACTCGTCCAAGACCATCAAGGGGAGATCGCCCAATGCCTGAGCCGCGATGGTGATCGCGATTTTGCATTGCATCGATTTGTTTACGTGCGGCCAGGGGACTCCTTCGACAAAAACTTCGGGCATATTTTTGTCGTCGAGCCGCACCTCTACCCCTGGAACGGGCAAAGTGGCGAGCTTGGCAGATTTGAGTCTGTCGAGTCCCTTAACCGCGGCGTCGAGATGGACCCAGCGATTCTGCAGTTGCTGTGCGGTGGCCCGCATCTTTTCAAGCTGCTGGCGCTGGCCTTCAACGCGATTCTGATCCGCCAAGGATTGCTCCGCCTTGGCGAGGAGGCTAATCAATTGTCCCAGTTGATCGTTGGAGGCTGCGTGGAGTCTTTCCTTCGAAGTCGCCGTGTCCTGGACGATGCGCGCCTGGTCGGTGTCGTATTCCAGGTTGAGCGCGGCTACCTTCTCGTCGTAGTCCTTCTTGATCGTGGCGAGCCGCGAGTCCAGGATGCCCCGCAACTCGTTGACGACGCCTCTGGCCTTGCGCTCCACCTCGGCCAGATCCCGTTCCAGTTCGGCTTTCCCGTCGCCCACCTGGGCGCGAAGCATCTCCACCGTACCCTGCCACGAGCTATGCGTGCCCGTGGGCAGCGCCTTCTCGGTTTCGACGATGAACCCTTCGGCCATCGACTGCTCGCGCGCTACCTCGGTGCGGGTCGCATACCGCCCGTCGCGGATCTCAGTGAACCGCCGCTGATCGATTGCCTCGCTGTCGAGGAGGATCGCTTCGTTCGCCGCCTGGTTGACCTCGCGGCCCGTGAAGGTGATCGGCATCACCTTCCCCAGTTCGGCGGCGCGCTCCTTGCCACTGAGGCTGATGAACGCCGCCGGATTGAACCTCAAGCCGCTCGTGAGCTTCTTGACAAAGGTGGCTTCCGCCGAGACTTTCCCTTTATCGGCGGTGCGAACTTCGAGCGTAGATCTCTCGGGTTTGATGACCTTTCGGATGGTGACGCCATCGTCGAGTGTGAGGAGGACCGATCCCTCTTTGGCCCCCGCACGAATCAAACCCGGATCGTGGCCCCCCTCAAACACGCTGATGAGCGCGTCGACCACGGAAGTTTTTCCAGCGCCGTTCTTGCCTCGTAAGACCGTCACGGCGCTGGTATCAAAGGTTAGCGATTCGATACCCTTGATGTTTTTAATTTGAACAGACTTCAGCCGGCGAGTCATTTCTTCTTGTCCTTGCCCTTGGTGGCCTTCGCCATCTTCAAGACGACTTCGAAGAGATCGGACCTCATGCGGTCGTACCTATCGGCCCCGCCGGCTTTCACGAGCTTCTGGATCTGCTCGTCGTCGAGATGGTTCTCGTGGATGACCTGAGCGAACTCCTGCGCCTGATCGGACGTGATGAACTGTTTATCCGGAGCGGGGGCGTCCACTGTTTTCACCGTTCCAACTTTGGTTGATTCGTCGAGTTCCGCGTTCAGGCGAACGGCCTTTTCGTTCGGCCCCCCAGGTGCGCTTTTACCCTTCGCTTCTTCTGTGTGGGTTACGGTTTGACCGCGCAGCGCGGCGAGCTTGTCCTGCTTGACCTTCTCGGCGTCCTCGCTGGTGCCGGTGGGATTGCGCTCGGCCAGGCAATCTTCCCAGGTCGCCTCCTCATTCGAGATGCGGGACCAAACGCTCCGGAGGTTCGCGAGCTCGTCGGTCGACAGCCGGTCGAGCGGATGGCCGATGTACTGCTCAAGATCGACCGCCATGATATTCAGACCGGCGAAGGCGTCGATCAGCCGGTTCTTCGCGCCGGCCGGATCTTTGGTGTCATGTTCCTGGGTGGTCTGGACAGCCTTCGCCAGCGCAGCCAGAATGATGTGCTTGGGGAGGAACTCTTCGGCGGCGGCGCGCTTGGTCAAGGCGGTCAGGCGCAAGTCTTCTTTCCGCAACTCATCGAGCGTCGTGCGGCAGATGTAGACCCGTTCGCCGTCCGTATTGACGCGCTCGCCGAGGATCTGCCGGCCTGGCGGCGGGCCCCACTCGCCAGTCTGGCGGTCCTGAACGGCCCGCTTCTCGATCCGCTTCTCTAAGGTGAACGTGCGAACAACGTGAAAATTCGATTCGTAGTCCGATATAGTTATGGCAACGACTCGGAGCTCCGGAGTCTCAGTGATGACCGTGGGTTCCGAGGAGTTGTTTTTGAACAGGCGCAGCGCGGTCCTCAACAGGTGGATCGTCGGGCCCTTGGCAATCTTCTCGACCCACTTGCCCTGCGCGTTCTTCTCTCTCCCGACTGGGCGCGAGTACTCGCAGATTGAGGCGAAATCCTTATCCAATACGCGCTTCATCAGTTCGCTACGAAACTGTTCCTCGCTGCGTGGCCGTTTGACCGCCATCACGTAGCGCGACTGGATGAGCGCCGTGGCATAGGCATCCTGGCCCGTGCCGGCGATATCGACCGCCTGGTATTCCGTCTCTTCTCCCATCACGGTGCGCGTGACGTGGCCTGAGCCCCGGACGAGGGCTTGTTCCTGGTCTGCCATTACTTCACCTCTGTTCCTTTCAGTTCTGGCGCTTCGGCGATGGCCCGTTGCAGGGCTTCGACAATCGTGGGATTGGTTTCGCGCGTGATCCCGTGGAACGTCCTCGATACCGCCGCCGGGGACATCCCCAGCCCACGGGCTACGCGGCTGAGGAGTCCTGGATGGTTTCTGAGGATCTCGGAGCGTTCAGGGAAGTTGCCGAAACCGTTCTTCTGCATCGCTTTTGCGCAAAGCCAGAATACAGTGAAACGGGGCTTTGCGCAACAGCTACGAGGGCTTGGAGCCGTTCGGCGAAACGGTCAGTTTATCGACAATCGGCTGCAACCAGACGGCGTCCATCACGCGGGTAGGCGCGGCCTCGATTGCCGCCGCCAGCGACTTCCCCTCGTCGGTTTCGAGGTCCACGGTCTTGGTCCCGTAGTCTGGGTCTGGCAGCTTCCAGCCGTACTGCTGGCCGTTGACGGCGAACTCGCTTTCCAACTGCTCCTCGTCGGTGAGGCGCAGTTTCTCGATGACGCGCAGCCCCACGCTGGCCTCCTTGAGGTTGGGGGCGGCATGGTTCCCAATAATATTCCAGAGAAAAACCCGTTGATAGAAGGGCAAGGTCAGACTTTGCATTAGAGTAGTTTATTCACAACCCCTTCCACCGCGCCCTGCAAAGCCTCATCTGTAACCGTCGCCCCGGCCGTCTGCACCGCTGGGTCCATCACCGTGGGCGGCTGAACCTGCATCGCCACCATCTGTGGGTTCTGCATCGTTTGCACTGCCCATTTTTCGCGGGTATTATGCGCCGGGACGCTACCGGCCTCGATCATGATGCTGTCGGCGTACTTGAGTACCGCCACCTTGATGCGCCCTTGAAACGACTGGTCGCTCATAAGTTCAGCGGATTCTTTGTAAGTCATTGGGTATATCTCCTGGATATTCTACACTAGGGTAACGTAACCGGTTTTCATTACCGCGCCATTGTTACGCACATAGAAGTACAGCCTGTTACCGGTGTCGTCGAGGGCCATGCACACGGTCATGTTCTTGACCCAAGCCTGGGTGAGAGACGTATAGGCGGGGACTCCTATGCAAACGCCTGCTGCTGCCCCCGGCATGTGGTTCAGGTACAGGAACCCCGGGGCACTGTTACTATACACCTGGATCGACCCGCTATAAACGCCCGAGTAGTACACGCCATAGCCGAAGCATAGGCGGTAGACGCTGTTGTTTGAGGACTCCCCAATGACAACAGGGTAATCCCCGACGGTACCAGTACCGGGATTGGCAGCGGGGATGACGGTTAGCTTGTGCGAGTTGACCAAGCCGGAGTTGATGCCTATACCGGACACTCCGGTGAGAGTTTGCCCATTGCCATTTATCGCCTGTGCCCACGGCGTCTGGGCTTGGCCCGTGGCGAGGGCTACGCCATTGACGTAGTAGCCGCCCGTGACGTTGACGTTGCCATACGCAGTCAGGTAGGAGCAGGCAAATTGCTCATATCCCGTCCCTGGATTGTTGAACGTGCGGATTATGCCGTTGCCGTCCATGCCGATTTGCGAAGCTACCGCCCCGGTCCAGTGAAAGCCAATACGGGGAGCATAGGTGTTATCGCCAGCTACACCTTGCGTCTCATTGGTCTGGCGAACTTCCATGGCGGCTGACGCATATGTCCCGGTGACGTTATCACTAGACAGGGTGATGCGGTTTCTGCATATGATGCCGCCACCGGCATTGCCGTTTATGGTGATTCGGTTCACGGTGTCCGAAGCAGTGGCGGAAATGTCAATAGATCCGGTGTCGGCGCCGTTGGTGCCTATGTATAAATGCCCGCCAGCCATCTTTACGGCACTGGGACCGAGCCAGATACCGAGGCTGAACTGGTTGGACTGGTTGAGACGCAGATAGGCATCCGATGTCTCTGCGACGGCCTTACCGTTGCCGATAATGGATGTATTGAACGACATTGGGCCGGTAACAATAAAATTGCCATCCGGTTTGACTCGCACAATAATGCCGGGAGCGATAAAGGAGTAGATGTTGTAGTCGTCGCTGTTGTCGCCTGCGCCTTTGCCGACTGCCCACTTGTTTGCGCCTGCGGTCTGGAAGTACATCTGGCAGGCGGTAGCGGCGGGAGAGTCCATGACGAGTGCGAGAGTGCTGGTGGTGGAGATCCGCGCGACATTGGACAGGCTGAACCCGCCACCGTCAATGTTGGAGGTCCACGGGGTTTGGGCCGCGCCACCAGTGCTGATGGGGACGCCATTGACTAGATACTGGCCGGTGATGTTGCAGTTGCCTACAATGTCGAGCGCGTGCGCGGGTGCCGTCGTGCCGATCCCCACGTTGCCGTTGTCCTGAACGAATACTCTGGCATTGGTTTCCGTTGGTGCAAGGGTGCCGTGTGCCCAGATAGCCACCCCCCAGGTGGCTCCTGTCGGGTTGCACATGCCGATGCCACGAAAACTTAGTCCGTCCGGTGCCTCGTAGAAAGCGATACGGGATGCAGAGGTGGGGTCCGTGTTGCCGAAACTCAACTTCGAGAATGGAGTGCTGTTGCCGATGCCGATAGCGCCTGCGGCGGTGATCCGCATCCGCTCCAATTGGTTAGTCCAGAGTGTCAACGGATGGAAGCTCATGCATCCTACCCGCCCGTACCCGCTACTATGGGCGGCGTATTCCAGGATGACTGTGTCGGCGGTTGACCAGATTTGACCGGCTATTTGCAGGGCAACCTGTGGGCTGGCTACCTGAATGCCTATGGCAGCGACACTGTAGAGGATCTTGCCGTTGCCGTTAATATCGGTGAGCCAAGGCGTCTGGGCCGCGCCCACCGGGACTCCCCACGTTGCGTCCTCGCGGAGGAACTTAGTCGATCCCGCCGTCGCTCCTGGCGTGGGTACAGTACCGCCGCGCCCCGTCGCGCCGCTCGCGATCATGGGCAGCGCATTCAAAGTTACATCCGCAGTCAGTGCGCCGCCGCCAGACATGCCGGTCCCGGCAATCACTTGCCTGGAAGTAGGCACGCCGGTACTAAGCGGGACACCGTTGATGCGGTAGACACTGCCGGCAGAGATGTTGACATCACCTACAACGTCGAGCGGGTAGTTGATCGTAGCGGGGATGCCGATGCCCACTTTTCCGCCGAACGGGGCGAGGAGAATATTCCCCCATGCCGAGCCATTAAAGTGCGTGATGCGGCCAGACGTGGCGTTCGACTGGAACGCCATGTACACGCTGGTGCTAGAGCCGGAAACCAGGATAACGTCGTTGTTGTCTGCTTTGGCTACGTGCAGAGCCTGAGTGGGCGAGGCCACGCCTATGCCGATCCCGCCAGAGTTGTTGAGCTTGAAGGTGGCGGCGTTGATGTCCTGCGCCCAAGGCGTCTGGGGTTGACCAGAGGTGAAGGGGACACCGTTAACCCTGTAGGTTCCGGTCACGTCCACGTCTCCAGCCACCTCCAGCCTGTAAGTGGCCGGGACTTTGCCGATGCCGAGCAGCCCTGAGGGGATGAGCCTCATCCGCTCGTTGTTATCCATCCTGAAGACGAGCGGGACGTTGTTGAGCGCGAGCTCGGCGATATTCGGAAAAGCTCTGGCCGAACCCTGGACTCTCAGGGTCAGCCCCTTGCCGCCGTCGCTTTGCAGAGAGATGCCGGCCCAGCCGGCCGCGAGTCCGTTGAGTTGCGAGAGGCTGTCGAAGATCGACGTGCCGCCGACAGTGATTCCAACGCTAACTTGCGCCGAGGTTCCTACGCCCAGGCCAATCCCGCCCGCGCTATGGAGGTTGAAGTTCGCGGCGTCTATGTCGCTCGTCCAGGGCGTCTGATTCGCGCCAGCGGTTGCGCCGGGGATGGTGATGAGAGTTCGAGTGCCAGGCGCATCGTTGGTGACCGTGACGCCCGCCCCCACGAAGTTCAGCGTGTTCTGAACTGGGACCGCGATGCCTTCATCCTGCACAATCGAGATCGCACCAGGAGCGCCGGGCGTGCCGGCGGTGCCGGTATCACCTTTGGCTCCGGGGTTGCCTTGGATGCCTTGGGGGCCTTGCGTTCCGGGGACTCCGGGTATGCCTTGAATGCCTTGGGGGCCCGTGGCTCCAGTGCTGCCGGTGCTGCCAGCGGGACCAACCGGACCAATTTCGCCGGGGACACCGGGTATGCCTTGGGGGCCTGTATTGCCTGGGGGGCCCTGGCTTCCGGTGGCTCCGGTACTGCCCGTGGCTCCGGTGCTTCCGGTATCGCCTTTATCGCCTTTGGGGCCCGTGTTTCCGGGTATGCCTTGGGGACCAACCGGGCCGGGTATGCCTTGGGGACCGGGGGGACCAACCGGGCCGGGTATCGGTTGACCCGCCTGCAGAGAGATGACGAAATCGGTTGACCCGTTCAGGGTCACAAGCAGATTCGGGCGAACGATGATCGCCTCAAGCTCGACGGTTCTCTTCACGTCAAGCCCCTACTTCGCGCGTGATTTCCTGCGGGGAGAGGACTCGGCCACGGGCGAGTGTCGTCACCGCGCCAGCGGAAGACTTGATCTGGACGTCCCAGAAGTAGGTGCCGGCGAGCGGAAGCGTCTGGATGGCGGTCAGGGTAAGAATAACGAGGTTGGGCAACTGGACTTGGGTTCCAAACTCGGCCATCACCGGGCCGGAATCCGCGGGCGTGCGCCGGATCTGCGCCTTCGCGGTGTGCCCGGTCAGATCGGCGGCAGTGCCATCCGCCTTCTTGACGGTCACCGTCACGACATAGTCGTCGCCCTGGTAGATTTCCAAGTCCTCGGTCAGCATTGGCTTATCTTACCTGCAAAGTGCCTTGAGGCCAGCGGCTGCACCGCCGGTTTTTACGATGCGCGGCGTGAACTCCAGCGGCACGCCCGTTGCCAGCGTGAGCGTCAATGTTACGCCCGCCCAGTCGACCACATTCACAGTGCCCCCGGTGTCTGCGATCAGAGCCTCGCAGGGCACGTTGATCGGATTGGTATCGTGCGGCGTGATCACCGTCGCCCGTTTGTATGGACCTAGCAGCATTTACTTCTTCCTCACTTTCTTATCGGGCAGCTTCGCGGCCGCAGCGGCCCGGTCGAGCGCCTTCCACTTGGACTGGAAGTTCTCAACCCAGAATAGTTCCGCCTTCTGCAGTTGGATCGCTTCGGCGGGGCTCAGAGACTTCTTGTACTCGTCGCGCAGGGATTTCTTGAGGCTCCCGAGCGGGTGCAGGCGATCAATCGATTCTTTGAGATTCGCCCTGGTGCCGCCGACTTCTTTGTAGGCGATGAGCGCCGCCGCCTGGGCCCGCTCGTCGTCATACCGGATAGCCATGCGGATGTCATAGAGCGCCTGGGCCGCTTTCTTCTGCGAGAGCCCGCCGCCGGGATCTTCGCCATGTTCGGCCCCCCATTTTGCGACCTTATCGTATTTGAAAGCGTTGTAGTGTGTTTCGCCGGGATCGTACCGATATACGAAGAGGTCGAGCAGCTTGTCGACCGAGAAGACCTTGGGCTGCGGCTTACTCCACGCGGCTTTGTAGAGGGCGGTCACACCGAGCTCGCGGGCGATGTACTCGCCCCGGCTGCGAATCTCGCGCTGTTCAAAGAAGTTCGGGAACCAGGCGCGCCCGCTCGCCAGTTCAGCGGTCGTCTTGATGAACGGCGTGATCGACTGGGCGATCTTGTTGAACGCCGGCTTGAGCGGAATCGGGACGCCGAAGGGTCGGAAGGCGATCTCCTTAGCCAGATCCTCGTAGCTCATCCGGCCGTTGAGGTACTCGCGCACGTAGTACGGCGCGGCTTCGAGCCCGCCCCATTCGAGCAGATCGTCCGAGGTGCCCACGCGCGTGAAGGCCAGCACTTTGCCATTTGCGTCCCGGCCCAGGATGATATGCGAACTCTTCCTGACGTTCTCCGGGAGGTCGTCTTCCTCATCGTCGAAGACGTAGTTGTTCCACAGTTCGCTCAGGGTCTTGAGCGCCAGCGCCAGTGTGAGCGTCTTGCCCACCTTGGCGGCTGTATAGACACCCACGCGCGCCGCCACGGCAGCGCCTCCGAGTGCGGCGTAGCCTATCGCCGCCGAGGTTCTGCCATCCGCGACGGCGTTGCCCACGAGCCGCTTGTATGCCTGGGCGTTCTTTTCTTGGAAGCTCCAGAAGGGAACCCAGTTCCGGCGGAGTCTCTGGCCGAGCGCAGACACCTCGTCGTAGGCGAGCATCAGATCATTCGATAGTTTGTAGGCCCGGTCATCATGGTTCCGGATCGCCATGACTTCGTCGCGGAGCGAGGCTCCAAAGTTATCCGGACGCCCGCCGGCATTCGCGGCGATCTGGCGTTGATATTCGAGGAACGTGGCGTAGCGCAAAATCCCTTCGCGGAAATCGGTCAACTGTCGCGTTTTGCCCCAGACGCGCTCCCACTTATCGACGGCGTAGTCTATTCCCTTATCCGCCGTGCTGGTCGAGCGGAAGTCCTCTCTGAGGTGCTTGAGCTTTCTGAGTTTGTTGACGTCCCCGATCTCGGCTACCTGGAGGTTTGCGTCCATGCCGCCGCGCCGCCACCATGCCTCGAACTCCTTCGACGGCGGCTTGCCGGTCTTGAGGAACTGGCGGATCTCCATTGTGGACCGCCCAACCATCTTGAGTGCTTTCGGGTTGGCGATCACCACGCGCTCCAGATCGCCCGACAGGTTCCTGAGGTTGTACTTGACCACCGAGACGGGATGGATCAGCTTAGACTGCTTCCACCAGCCCATAGGCTTCGTCCAGAGCTTCTCGGTCCACTTACTCGTCTTGTCGGACGGGGGCTGCATGAACTCTTTCATCGTTTCGATGACTTCACGCGGCAGGACCATCTGCCCCCGGCGCTTGCCCTTGACCTTGAGCTTCTGGATCTGATTGGCGAGGACCGTACCCATGCCCGCCGCCTCGATGGCATTGGCGAGCGCGTCTGAGATCGTGGGCTTAAAGAAGAAGTGGTCCCGCTTATCCGCCGTATAGATCTGGTGGGTCTTGAGAGCGAACGTATTGTATGCCTTCTCCAGGCTCCCGATGTAATCCGCGCCGGCCATCCGCTTGGTGACGCGCGTGCGCCAACCTGGGTCATTCGGGCGCGACTTCATGACGCGCTGGTACATCATCTCGGCGGTCACCGGGGTCGCGCGGGGATTCTTCTTGTTGTAATACTTCGCCATCTTGACGAAGGTCGGCATGATGACTTTCTTGTTATGCGCCGCCGCCTGGCGCATTAGCCGCGGGGCGATGTTGTGGCCGCTGTCGTGCTTCAACCAGCCGATGAATCCGGCCCTCTCGGTGTCGTACATCATCTCGCTGAGTACTTCGAACTCGGCGCGAATGTAGTCGATGGAGTACGCCTTGGCGTTGACGTGCGCCTTCTTGAGCCAGGATCGGCCGGTGGGCAGCTTGAACCGCTGGCCGGCTCCGGTCCCCTCGTTCCCAGGTAACTCCTGGGCTTGGAGATGCTCGATCACACGATGGCGGAAGTAGTCTTTGCGCGAGAGGGCTTTCTCGATATCGACGCCCGCCTTCTTCATGGCGGCGATGTACTCGGGCTTGATCTTCGCCCACATGGCCTTGCGCTGGCGGAGGGCTTCGACGATCTGTGGATCGTTCCGGACCCGGTCGCGCGCCTCGGCCCGCATGGCGTAGAGCTCGTGTGAGTCCTTGATGCCCCAGCCAATGTCCTTGTCGAGGACAGGCGTACCCTCCGCGATCTGCTGTTTGACGCGCGCGGAGAGATCGTCGTAGAAGATGACGCGAACGAAAGCGTCGTACTGCGCCGGGGAGAGCTTCTCGAGTTGGTCGATGATGGCCTGGGCGGCTTTGTGGATGGCGGTGCCCTGCGCCTTCGATACGAAGTTCAGCTTCTGCTTGAAACTGGCGTAGGTCGCGCCGGCCGGGATGTCGACGAACTGGCGCGTCATCGAGTGGCCGAAGGTCGTCAGCGACTCCTTGAACTTCTCGTACCGGGTCTTGTCCCGCTCCTTGCCGGTCTGGTCTACCGTCTCGTTGAGTTGGTCGAAGCGCGCCGAGCGGGACATCGCGGGCGCGGCGGCTCCGGTAGCCGGCGGCTGCGTGGTGGTGGTGACCGCCTGGGTAGCGGGCTGCTGCGGCTGCTGCGGGGGCCGGCGAGCCTTCATTACATCCGGGGCCGTCTCGGTCTGTTCACGTTCCTCGATCCGCCGGGCCGGTGCCTGGCGCTCCTCAATTCGGGGCGCAATCCCCGCCGCCTGGCGCACCCAACTGAGGAAGTTCGACGGCGGCGTCGTAGCGGCAGCGGGCACGGGCGCGGCGGTCGCCGCAGGCTGCTTATCAAAGAAGGCGTCCCTCACCGCCCCCGCTTTGACGTACTTGAACCGGAGGAGGACGGTGTCGCTGCCGTGGAAGTTGATGAGCGCCTTCCGGTAGGCTTTGGCGATCTCGATGCGCTCGGCCAGCGACAGACCGAGCTCCTGCCCACTGAGCACCTTGGCGGTGACTTCGTTGAAAGCCTCGATGGCTTTCCTATGGATGTCCTGTATGCTGTCAGCCGGGTCAATCGAGACGTCGTAGCCAATCTGGATCAGACGCTTCCAGCCGCTCTGGAAGGGCGCGGTCTTCATCATCCCCACGAGGGCCGGCATACCAACCGGGGAGTGGCGCTGGGCCCCGTGTATGTACTCTTCGCTCGCCGTCTCCTTGACGTACTCCATCGTCTCGGCTGGAGACGCCAGCACGAAGTTCAGCGAAGCCTGGGGATCAGCGGCCTGGATCGTGTTCTTCCAGTTGACGATCTGTGCGCGGAACTTCGCCAGTTCCTTGTGCGCATTGGCAGACAGGTCGTTGAGGTTGAGCTTCTCCCACTTGGCAGCGGGGACGGGCTTGCCGTCGAGGGCGTCGAGGAGAATCTGGATTGTCTGAGAACCGAAAGAAGCCCCGGTGGTCTTGGTGTCCCTGATGACATACCCGATGAGATTCATCGCGGATCGGTTCGCATAGACCGAGCCGGTCTGACTGGGTTTGGTGGCGAATTTGAAGGCCGAGCGTTCGACCCAGTCGTTGGGAGTGCCCCAGACGCCGCCGGGACCAAAGCCGAGGGCCCGCTGGACGGTCCCTACTCCTCGTCGGGGTTCAGTTCCTCTTTTAGACTCGGGTGCACGAACGGCGGCGGCAGTTCCGCCTCCAGTTCCATGTCCAGCGGCACGTTCGGATCCGCTCCGGGGTGCGCCATGCCCAGGTACTGCCTTCGTGTCAGCGGCAGCTTGTCGTCCAACATCTGTTCGAGTATCGGAAACTCGTCCCGGTATTGCTCCAGCCCATGCCGGTCTATCGATTTTTCCTGCAAGGCCATAGATCTTCTCTCTCGCTGCTGCTGCTGTAATTTTACCTTGCGCAACATCGATCCAGATGTTCTTTATGACAGTTTTATTACCCTTTTTGAACGACGGCGAGAACAGCCCGCGCACCGCTTCCCAGGTGATGGACTGGAATTCGCGCGGCAGGAGTCCCATCTCCGCCGCCGCTTCCCGGTAGGCCCGCGCCACCAGACCGTAGGTGGGCGATTCGCCGCTCACCTTGGAGGGCGCGTTGAGATTGTCCTTGACCTCCTTGTCCCACTGGCCGAGCGGCCGCAGGAAGCCCGCCGCCACCGCGTGGGTGTCGATGGTGACGTGGAGGTTCGGCGAGTCCGGATCGACGATGTTGTTGTAGAAGGACCGCACCTTGTGCTGCTTGCCCAGCTTGGCGCTGATGTTCTTCATCGAGCCGTCATCGAGGATCGAGAGCGCCTTGGTGACGGCGTCGTAACTCTGCCAGACCGACGTCAGGGGTTTGCCCTTGGTCTTCTCGGCGGTCGAGGTTGCGACGCCCTGCGACTCGCCCTCGGGCGTCAGGACGTTGTAGTTCCGGCTGTGGTGGCCCTCGTCCCACATTCGCATCCAGACCGCGCGGTCATAGGGCCGCTTGATCTCGGCGAACGCCTTCCCTCGGATGCGCGCGTACGCTTTCTGCAGGTCGCGGCTCGGGGTGAAAACCTCGGCTTCGAAGACCGCCGCCTCGAAGGCCACGCCCGTTTCCCTAGCCTTCTTCCTCCCTCTGGAATTCTTGGCGTTGAGCCTGGCCCGCCTGACCTTGTTCCGCTTCTCCGTCTTCTTCCGAGTGTCCTCGTCCATCTCGGCTTTGGACTTGAGCATCTTGGCGTAGCCCTTTTCCATCGCCGGGGCGTTCCACTTCACTTTGTGGCGGATCGCCCAGAAATCGGCGATGCGCCGCGCCAGGTCTATGTTCTGAAACCAATCCTTCTTCGGCGAGAGGACCGCGATCACCGCGCTCATCTGGTGCGGTTCGACGCCGGCCACCTTGGCGTAGCGTTCGGCGAGCTTCCGGCCTCCGTCGTACCACTGCTTGGCCCGCTTGATCAGATCGCCGTGCTGCGCCTCGTACTTCTTGTACAGCCAGATCAGGTTCTCTTTGACGTGCTCTACGAAAGCCTCGATGCGCGCCTCGTCGTTCGCGTACTTCTTGCCGTCGAAGTTCGCATAGTTCTTGATCAGGTTGACGGCCCGCTTGATGGCTTCCGGGTTCTTCCAGGTGCCGTCTGCTTTCTTCTCGAAGCCCTGGCCGGTGACGAGCAGATCGGGCGAGTTGTATTCCTTGGACTTGGCCGAGGTGATGAGCCGGGTCACCGCCTCGTAGGCATGGGACCAGTTGGGTTTGACCTTGCCGCTCGCCAGGTCTGCCAGGTATTTGATGGCCCGGGCGCTGGTGGTCTTCCGGTCGTCCCGGCGGAACAGCAGCCCAGGACGCTCTACCCTCTCCTCGCTCGTCTCGAAGAGCCCGGTCTGTTCGACCTCGGCCCGCTTCAGCTTCCGGCGCTTCTCTTCCGGCGAGAGCTCCCCGGCAAACGCCGCGGTGAGGCGCTCGCCCTGGAGGATCGCCTCGTTGTCGGGCTGCTCCTCCATCTCGATGCGGGTCTGCTCGCCCCGTTTCCCCGTCTCGGCAGCGGGCTCCTTCGTCTCGGCAGGAGCCTCGGTCGTCTCAAACTTGACGGGTTCCTTGGCCGGCGCATCCGCTACAGCCGCTTCGAGAACCTTGGCCGCTTCGACCGAGCCAGGCAGATCGGCCTTCTCAAGCCAGGCGACCGTCTCGCGCGCTTCGGGCTTGGTGAGCCCCTCGGCGGTTACATGCTGGACCTGGCCTGTCGCGGCTGTCGCGGCCAGGTCGAACAACCCAAGTTGACTCTGCTCGCCCTGAATCGTGTTCTTCTTGCGCGAGAACAGCAACCCCTGGCCGGGCCTCCGCGCCTTGTGACCTTCCCAGTTGTTGAATGTGAACTGGCCGAATTTGACGTTAGTGAGTTCGAGGATGAAGTCTTCGAGCTTGGCGCGGCGTTTGATTACTTCATCGGCCAGATGCCCCCGGTCTTCGTCATCGGCGAATTCCTTGTACTCTTCCGGGACCGCCTCAAACATGCTACGGATGTAATCCGGATCGAGCTTCCGGATCTTTTCGATGGTGGGGGCAAAGTCGTCCATCGACCGGACGCCATCGTAGACGTTCTGCTGGTGGTACACACCGGACCAAGCGTTGGTCTTGAACTGCCAACTATCGCCGTTGAAGACGAAGCCGTGATCGATCAGCGTGACGACATAGCCTTCGCCGGAACTGTCTGCGTGGAAGACTGCCTGGCGCGAGTCCCAGTTGGCGAGCCACTTGTCGACCACCAGGGCATTGACCAGGTCGGAAACGTTGGTCACCTTGGAGAAGTCGCTGTCCCGCAGTTCGTCATAGACCTTGCCGCCGCGCTCGGGGTCGACGACGAACTCGGTGGCGATTGCCGGGCCGGCCTTGATCTTCAGTTCCTTCCCGCCGTGCCAGACGTAGGACAGATCCTGGTCCCCGCCATATTCGAGAACCACCGGCAGCGGGGTCTTGAAGCCAAGCGCGTGGAAGAGACGCCCGGCTATCAGTTCGTTGACGGGAACCCGCGCGTCCTGCGGGTTGTCGGCGAACTTGACGACGTAGTATTTGCCGTTGGACGCCTGAACTAACTGGGCTTGCGACCCGCCGTGGAGTCTTCGGAGGAATCGGGTGATTCGCCCGACTGGCTCCACCGAGAGCGTAAGGCGTTCTCGAACGCCTTCTCCTCGTCCTCCCCGGCTAACCGTGCCGCCTCGGCCGCTAACTGCGCCTCGTTGAAGTTCGAAACCGCTTTCTTGCTGAACTGGGGCGGCGCGTCCACCATCTTCTTTTCGCGTCTCTGTGCCACGGAATGTCTCCTTCACCTCGCCGGCTTTGACGTATCGGAACAGTGTGACTACGTCGTTACCGTGTGCTTCGATCAGCGCCTTTCGGTAGGCTTTGGCTACCGTAAGCTGCTCTTCCAGGGTAAGCCCTACATCCTCCCCGGCGAGCACCTTGGCGGTAATCTCGTCGAGAGCGTCCATCGCCCCTATATCTGGGTACCCGTTTTCTTCCAGCCACGTCCACGCCTTGTCAAAGGCCGGCATCAGCAGCATGTTTTCGACGGTGTCCACGGAGTTAATCCCGAAGATGCGCTGAATGCCGTGAATCAGTTCCTCGCGGATCGTCTTGCGGATGCCCATGCCGTGGCCGCGCTCGGCCACAACAAAGCTGATGGATGCGCCGGGCCCATGCTGCTGCCGGTACTCGTTCAGATTCTTCTTGAACTCCCTCAGGGCGGCGCGGCCTTCCGGACTCAGATCCCTCAGACTGAGATTCTTGTCGAGGGCGGTGAGCAGCTTGGCGACATTGACGTCGTCCATCGAGACGCCCTCAAGCCGTTCCATCTCGAAGACGTTTTGCAGGACGCGCATCCCCGCCTGGTTGGTGTAGACCGTGCCGGTGCGGCCCTTGCCGGTGCGCCCGCGCGCGGTGGCGAAGCGCCAGACGCCCGTCTCAACGTCGTTCTTGAGATTCTCCTCGGTGATTTCCCGGTCGGAGACGTCCCCGTGGTAGACCGCCGCTTTCGGTTTGGCCGGCCCCATCTTGCCGAGCGGGCTCATGGGGCCGGTCTGCTTCGGCTTCGCCTCTACGGAGGAGACGCGGCCCAAGTCCTCGCCCGGTTTCACCTGGACATGAAGAGGAACCTCAAGCGGGCCATCGGCGGGATCAGCGCCCTTCGCTATCGTCTTGAGGGAGGCGCGGATGGCGGCTCCTGCCTTCCGGACCTCGGCCTCCGACTTGCCGGTGGCGTCCATCACAAATTTGAGATAGTCGGCATCCCGCTTGGAGGGTTTCGCCTGGGCTGTGATGTACGCAGCCTTGTCAACATCGGACTCAAACTGGAGTTCGAATGCGCCGTAGCGCGGGGCGGCTTTGGTCAGTTCCTTCGGGAGTTTCGGTCCTCGCTGGGCCTTGAATTCCTCGTAGCGATCCGCTTCCCTCTGGTCCTCGATGCCCTGGAGGCGCGGCCATTCCTTCTCGCGAGCGTGGAAGGCGTCGCGCATCATGGCTTCGAGTTGCGCCGCCTTGGCCGGATCTTTGGCCTGGGCCTCTTTGACCGCCTTCTTGATGGTTTTGTCGTTAAGAACGTGGAGCCCTACAAAGTAATTCGGCTCGACCTGTCCAACTGTAGGCGTGACGCCAATGTCCTGCTGCAGGCTACCAATGGCCTTCTCGGCCTCGCCCAGGATCTTCCGCCCCTCATCGGCAGTCTCGGCGGCTTGCATCCGCGCGGTGAATGTCTCGCCCTGCTCGACCGAGGTGACCTTGCCGATCTCCTCTACTTTTGCGGGGGCTGCTTTTGCTGGGCCGGCGGGTGCTCGTTCTCCGGTACCAGCGTCCCGGCCTCGATCTTGCGCCTGAGGCTGTCCAGCACGCGATTCTTTTCCTCCGCCGATAGCTTCCTGTACGGCGTTTCGGACTGCGGCATAAGTGTTCTCCCTGACGGTAGCAAAGTTCGCGCCGCCGGCCATCTCCTTGGCCCCGGCGGCTAAGGCATCGGCAACCGGACCAGTCTGTAGACTCAGACGGTCATAGATCTCCAGAGCCTGCGCGGCGGCATCGGCGATGGCGCGGTTCTTGTCGGTAGCGATGACGTTCCCGCCCTGTTCAAGCGTCGTCGCTGCGCCCTTGGTTCCGACTGTGGCGAACAGCCGCTTCTCGTTCGAGAGTTGCTTCCGGATGGCTTCCGACAGCGTGGCCTCTTCGCGGATCAGACTCTTCGAGATGACGTCTTCCCCGAACAGGGAAACCTGAGTCTCTTCGGTTCGAGCTCGGCCGCTCTGACGCCGGATGAGTTCCCGCAACTGGGCGTCGTTCATCTTCGAGCCGGCCTCTGCCACTGCCAGCATGTCGTCCGGATTGGTGAGCCCTTCGCCGATAATCGTGGCCCGTTCGACGTTCAAGTCTCCGCTCAGGATCTGTTCGAAGAGCCTGTCTGGCAGCTTGGCGAGCGCGGTACCCTGCCTGGCCTTTTCGCCTTTGAGGTGAACGCCGCGCCCCTTGGCTTCCTCGGGAGTGATGCCGGTGTCGCGCAGGAACTTGGCCGCGTCGATGGCGGTGCCTCTGCCCTCGGCGATGTTGTCGAGCGCGCCCTCGGCCCTGGCTTCCTGGGCCGTTTTTGCAGTGGAATACTGCACTTTGATACTGGGAACGCCCATGCGCTGGGCTTTCTCAAGCCGGTGGTGCCCGTTGACGACGTAGGTCTTGCCGTCTGCCGGGTCTTTCCAGACGGTGATTGTGCCGGCCATCCGGCGGTTCCAGGGGACGTCTGGGTCTTTCAGTTCATCGCCTACTCCAGCCTTGCCGCCGGTATCCCGTTTGAACTGGAAGCGAACCGGATCGGCCTCGATGGTATTCGGATCCATCTCGAATACGTCTTCGGCGAGCCGGGGCTCGGGTGGCCGCTCGGGGCGCTCCTCAATCGAGGTGACCTTGCCCGCGTCGATCTGGGGAGGGGCCGCTGTGGCAGGCGGAGGTGCCTGCCCCAATGCTGGCGGCTCTTGTTGTCTCTGTTCTTCCCCCTCCTTTCGTTGATCTTCAAGCGATGAGGGCGGCGGCTGGCCGGGGGGCGGGGCTTGCTGGCCTGGCGGCGGAGCCTCCTCTTCCTCATCCGGCGGAAGGAACTCGGAGACAGCTTCCTCAACGCCTTTGCCCTTGGTCACCATCCCCTTGCCGGCCTGGCCGCGCTGCCAGGCGAGGTTGACGAACGAGGTGCCGCCGCCCTTCAATTCCTTCTGCGCGAAGAGCCCGTCTGCGACCATGCGGTCGAGGATCACGCGGGCATCGTCCTTGGTGACGCCGAACTGCCGGCGGATCGCGCCTACGCCGAGCTCCGGAAGATCCGCGGCGAAGGTCTTCGCGTCCTCGTAGACCGCGTCCACATTCGGGGGCGGCGGAGGAGGTTGCTTCTGTTCCGGCGGCGCAGTCTGCTCTGGCGGCTTCTCCCCTTCCTTGTCGAGCGGCCGCACATGGCCCAGGTCGACGCCAGGCGGGGGAGTCTGAACCCGTGGGAAGGGAGACACCGTGGGGACCGCTGGCGCTTCTCGGGCCGCGCCGCCGCCGTAGGCGTCGAGGGGCCCTTCGTATGGGTCCGGGGGAAGCTCGTGGTGCGGGGCCGAGGGCGGAACGACGGGGGCCGCTGTTCCAGCCTGGCTTAACAGCGGGTACCTGGAGGTTTGCGGGCCCTGCGGGCCAGGTTGGTACTGCGTGGTGTCGTGGTGCGGCGTGGGCGGTGCGCCCATCAAAGTGTCGACCGGGCTCATCATCGCCCCGACTGGACCGCCGAACGCGGAGCCGAGGGCGTTCTCTTCCCATCCCTTGAAGAGCGGCTGCTTGAGTAAGTAGTTCTGGGGAACCGCCTGACCCACTTCCTGCGCGGCTTCGGTGACCGGGCTGAGAACCGCGCGAGCCGTTCTGCTCTTGAGCTTGTCGTTGAAGATCCCCAGCCGGTTCATCCCGTAGGTGATCGGGAAATCGAGGGGGATGTTCTTGCGGAACAGGTCAGCGGCTTCGATCTCGCTCATGCCCGCGTCTTTGGCCTGTTGGTAGACCTCTGCCGAGTTCGCCATCGTCTCGGCAATCGAAGAGAGCACGCCAGCGCGCGCGCCGGTAGCCGCCAAGGCAGCGCCTCGGAAGAGCGCAATTTCCGGCAGCATGAAGGCCACCATCGAGCCGCCGGCATTGGCTCCCAGGTTCGCCATGTAATAGGGATTGCGAAGCTGGTTCGGATCCTCAACGAAGTTCTTGCTGCCGATCAGGTGGGATTCTTCCAGGGTAGGCGGCGGGATCTGATCGAGCATCAGTTGCGTGACGTCCTCGATGGCTGTGCCCGCTTGTTTCAGCCCGATCATGCCGCGCTGGCCGGGCGTGTCGCCGAGAAGTCTCCCGGAGGTGCCCAGCGATTTAACCACTCCCAGTGCGCTGCGTGAACCGACTTTCGAGATCAGCCCGGCCGCGCCTGGCATCGACTGGGCACTGGGGATCTCGTCGGATTCGACCGGGATACCGGCGTGCAGCTTGGCTAAATACTGCGCGTCTGGGCGCGCGCCGAGCGGGTCATACTCCACTCGCGGTTGGGCCACTGATTGGACGCCGGGCAACCCGGTGCGCTCGGTGCCGGGGATGCCCGCGACACCGGGCTTCTCAAGCTGGTAGAAAGGCTTGGGGGCCACTCGCCCGCCGAGGATCGGCAAGCGGCCTGGCTTCGGATAGGGCGATGCTCCCACGTCCCCGCGCGCCACGCGGGTCATCTCGTCGCCAGCGGCTTGCTGGGTCATCTGAGGACGAGGCGCGCGCGCTGGACCTGTTGAGAAGGGGTCCACGGTTGGCTCGAAACCAAGGTCGGTAGGCTGATTGGATTGGTAGAGATCGCCCGCCGAATAGTCGGGCGGTGCCATCGGGGTAGGCTGCTGAGGTTCCTGCCTGGGCGTGGGAGGCCCGCCGAGCTCGGGCGGGATCGCCGCCGTCTTCTGCAGACCAGGCGTGCCGGTGCGCTCGGCCCCAGGCACGGTCGACGCCATCGCTTTCGGCTTGTTGAGGTGCCCGATTATCTCTTGATCGGAATAGCCTTCTTTGCGCGCCCCGGCAATATCGAAGCCCCGCGAGCCGGCGAGGTAGTCCGCGATCTCGGTATCGTTGTAACCCTCCCGGCGTGCTCCGTCGAGATCGAAGCCTTTGGGGGCTGCTAGGGATGGCGCTGCCATTGTTCAACCTACTGAGAGTCGAATGCCCCAAGGTGCTTGCGCATCTTGCCCGGCGTCGTCTTGCCCGTGGTCTGCTGCCCGCCGCCGCCCGTAGCCGCCGCGCCCCCACCACCGGCAGGCGCACCGCCGGCCAAGCCCTGCATGATCTTGTTGTACTGGTCGCGGTCAATCCAGCCGTTGTCGAGCTTCTTCTTGGTGACGTTGCGCAGTTCGTTGGTGAGGATGTCGTACTCGGCGGCAGCGTCCGGATCGGCGTTCGCCTTCCAGGTTTTCAGCCACTTCTGGTATTCGTCGCTCGATTCAGGAGTGCCGGGCTTGGGCTTGTTCTTGTCGAGCGCAGACATCTCGTTGCCAATCTTGGAACGCCGCTGCCACAGTCCCGGCTTGCCGGGAACGCCGTACTCGATCTCGTCGACGTCGGTCTGCATCTTGCGCTGGTTCTGCAATTCGAGCCGGCGCTGAGTGGCCTCGAACCGCTCCATGACGCCGCTGGCCCCGCCACCGCCGCCCTGCTTCGGGGGATGGATCATCCGCAGGTAGTCTTTCGCCTTCTCAATCTGTTCCGGCGTCGACTTAGGATCCAAAATTACTTGCTGCGCATCGATCTTCTGCTGCTTCTCCGGTGGCTCGGTCCCCTCCTGGATCTTTCCCGTCAGCGTGTTCAGCGCGCCGCCAGGCGTATACATGAACGGGTTGGTGGGCTTGACCACCGGGGGCCGGCGTCGCTGCTCGGCTCGCGCGTTGAGCTCTTCGATCTGGGCATCGGCGATGATGTCCTGGCGCTTGGAGAGTTTGTTGGCGCGCTGGTCGGCATCGGCCTGGCGCCGCAGTTGGTACTTCTGCTGCAGGCTCCCCATCCTGGATTCGAGCGCCTTCTCCTCGGTACCCCATTCGTCCATCGCGGCGGTGTACTTGGGCCGGGCCGCAATTTCCTTGTCGCTGAACGGATCGATGTGCGTGCGCCGGCCGGCATTGACGTACCCTGCGGCGGCGTTCGAGCCAACCATGAGCAGCTTCTGCCAGAGCGGCTTGTCGTACTTCTTGTCACCCATCAGCGGCTTCGCCCGTTTGTGGGCGTCACGTTCCGCAGCGGCAGAGTTCCAGTCGGTCAGGAACGGGTCTTCGCCCGGGTCGATCCACTCTTCACCTACCGTAGGCGGTTTGCCAGTGAGGGTCTGGATCGGACCTTTTGGCACTTCAGGCAATGGCAGAGGATTACTCGCCAGGACATCATCGAGCCCGCCACGATTCCACTCGTCTTGCGACTCGCCTCCGCCGCCCATGACCTGGTCGGTGAATCGCGGGCCCGGCGGCGGGGGCCCGGTGGGAGAATTCGCATACTGCCCTGGCCGCTCGAAGCCGGTATTCCCGTATTGCCCTGGAACCGGAGCCGGGGGAAGCACGCGCGCGGGGACAGCGTCTATATTCCGCCGAGTGTTCATGCCCATGCCCAACGGATCTTCCTCTTCTTCGAATGGCCGCTGGGTTCGCGGATCGATGATGGGCGGCGTACCGTACTTCAGGGGAGGGTAGGAGGCCATAGCTTAATAGACCGGACCACCTCGTCCTCGGCCAAACGAACGTCCCATTCCGCCGCGTCCCATGCCACGAGGCGGAAGTCCTCGGCCGGCGGCTGCGGAAACAAGCGAAGACTCTGGAGGCGGGGCGGGACCGGCGGCAGCTTCGATGGCGGTGCGCGCATCCGCCGACTCGGGCGCGACTTGGAGGGCCCTGTCTTCCACGGGCGCAACGCCGTAGCTGGCTACTCCGTTGGGAGGCGGGGGTCCGAACGCCCGACTGCGGCGGTCTGGCTCAAAATAACTGGCCCGGTCAAATTGCCCGCCGCCGCCGGGGCCCGCCGCGTACTGTCTTTGGCTCTGTTCGTACCGCTGCTGTTCTTGCGCCCGCGCCATGTCCGATCTGGGATCGGCCCCTCTAGGATCAGCTTCCCTGGACGGATACCCCTGCAAACCCTTCTGCATGTTGCCGGCAATCGCTTGCCAGGCAGACTGGGCGTTGCCTTCGGAGGGAGCGGCTTGCAAGGAACTGCCCTGCGCTGGCGGCGGTGCCGCCGGGGGCGGGGCCGGTGCGGGGGGTGGTGCGGCAGCGGGGGCCGGGGCAGCGGGTGCCGCAGGCTGCGCGAAGCGTTGTGCCTGACTGACGGCAGACCAGGCGGGATTCGTACCGGGAGGCGCGGCTTGCAGGCTACCACCTTGGGCAGGAGGCGCACCGCCCGTCGCAGGAGGCGCACCGCCCGCAGCCGGGGGAGCTCCACCAGCCGCAGGGGGCGCACCACCCATCGGGGGCCGGATCGCCCCGCCTGGGTTCTGCCACCAGCGGCCACCGCCGCCGCCGGGAGGAGCCCCGCCGGGCTGCTGCATCTGCTGGCGTCCCATCGGCCTTCGTTGTGCCGGTGGTGCCGGTTGCTGCATGGGCGCGGGTGCGGCCCCCATCGGCTTGGGAGCGGCGGGAGCGGCTCCTGCCGGCTGAAAATCGTTAACCCATTCTGACGGCATCGAATTAACCTCCCAGTGCCTTGAATCCGGAAGCGGCCTTTGCACCGCCGATCACCATACCGAGCGCCTTCTCCCAAGGCTTGGGCTGTGCGTCGCGCTGGATCTGCGAATTGGTGGTGTTCTGCATCATGCCGCCCTGCGTCTGCCAAGCGTTCTGTCCCCGGTCGTACTCTTGCCCTTGCTCGGCGGCGGCTTGCTGCTGCGTGCGGTCGAGGTAATCCTGTCCCCGATACTGCGCGTCGATCCGCTTATCCGCCACTCTCTGCGCTCCAGCGGTCTTGGCTTGCTGGATACCCATCCCCTGGCCGTAACGGGTGGCCTGGTTGGCTTGGTTGACCGCCTGGCGGTCGACCGTGTTCCCAAGTTTGCGCGCCGTGGTGTCGCGCTCGATCCCGGTCGCCATCTCGGTGCCGGTGGTGGCGTTGTACTGCCGTTGCTGTTGCCCGCGTTGCGCCGCGCCCTCTTCGACGCCGATCCCCGCCCGGCCCAGTTCGCTGGCACTGGCAAGACGCGCCTTGCCCAGTTCGCTGGCAACCTGGAGTTTGGTCCCCTGCTTGGCGCGCTCCGCCGCCAGGCGCTGGTCTTCCATCCCAAATCTGCCTTTGAATTCGAAGTCGCCCGCTTCCATCGCCGCGCGTCCCATGCGGTCGGAGGTGCCCTCTTCGCCGCGCAACCGGAAGTCTTCGGCGGTTCCGGCACGTCCCGCGCGCGCCGCGCCGGCCGCAACCTTCGCGTTGAGCATCGCATCGCCCCGGTCGACCGCCGAGGCTCTTTCGAGCCGCTCGCGCGCCGCACCCATTCCCAGCGCGCTCGCCCCAGCGGCCCTCGTGCGGCGAGCGACGTCATCCGCCGCCGCGCGATAGCTTTCCCCAACCGTGTTCCCCGCGGCGTCGAGCGTTTGCTGATACTCCTCGGGGCTCATGCGGATCGTGTCGAGAGCCGCCTTATCGGCACGCAGGAGGGATGGATCGACAGCGGCCCGCCGGTCAGAACCAGTTTGGGCAATCGTGGCGTCCTGCATCGCCTTGTACCTGGGATCAATCGACTGGCCCTGCTGGTCTGCGATGGCCGCTTCCATACTCGCGGCGTACGGGTCCATCGCGCCCTGCATATCGCTCCGGTAGCTGCCCATCGAGCCCCGCACGCGATCACTATCGCTCTGGCCCGCCGCCTCCATGCCTTCGGGATTGAAGTACGCTGCGCGTTCCCACGGGTTCCCCACCGCATCGTTCTGCTCTTGCTGCGTGCGGTAGTTGCTTTGGAACTCCTCGGGCGTAGTGGGAATGCCGCTATAGTCGCCCCGGATGTCGGCGGCTTCTTGCGGGTTGTAACCGCCCTGGCCCGCGAGCATCGGATCGTACTGCTCGGCTTGGTAGTCCTGCGCCCAGCCGCGCCGTTGCTGTTGGTTGTAGGCGCGTTGCCGCGCTTCCTCCTGGTATCGGTCCCCGCGCTGGGCGAACTGTCGATCCTGAGCAGCGTAGTCGTCAGACTTTGCCATGATGGGGCGATTCCTCTTCGTTAAACATTACCACCGCGATTTGTCACCGGAGCCGAGGAACCGTGCCGCCAGGCAGCAGACCAAAGACTGAGAGCAGCCACAGGACCAAAAAGAGGATGACAACGATGTTGAGGATTTGCTTAATCGGCGTTGCCATCGGGATGTACAGGTTGGCGAAGTACAGCAGCACGCCGACCACGATGATGACCACCATGACTTGAATAATTGGCATACGGGCTCCTTTCTTTACGGGGCGGCCGCATCGGTTCGACCGCCCTGCCTCGCTGGCCTGCGGAGATTAGCCCAGTTGACGGGCCAAGCGAGTTGCACCAAGTCTACTGCTAGACGGAGAATCCCGCATCGCGCAGTTCGGCGGTGCGCTGCTCGTAGGCGGCTTGCTGGCCGTCCTTGTCGAGATCAAATGCCCACCAGCCGGCGCTGTAAATCTCATACAGGTCTTGCCCGTTGGTGACCACCAACCAGTACTGCAGTTGCGTGACGTGACCTTCCGGCGTGGGGACGTAGATATCGAAGATCAGACCGCTCGAAGGCCACTGCGCCCTGGCCCATTCAAGGATGGTATTGGCGGTTTCGGCAGTTGGGTAGTCGACTGGGTTGAGCGGATAAATGGGTGTTTCGAAGCCATAGTTTGGGTTGACTGACCAGGGCCGTTCATATTCCGAAGGCCCAACTTCCTGCCGGTTATAGGTGTAATAGAGTCGCTTGGTGAATGGGCTGTAGAGGTAGCCCTTCATCGCTCTGACCAGGATCTTCGAGGGATCTATCGAGGTGGGAGCGGATCGGGGGGGGGCTTTGACGGGGGTCTTCATGGTTCCTTCTTTCTGTTGATGGGTCTTATAGACCGTTTGCGGACTTTCTCTTGGCGATAGCGGCAACCGGCGGAGGCGCGCTCACGGAATCGCCGGCCTCAAGCGCCTCGCGGATCGTCTTGAGGAACGGGCGAACGAAGCGGTCGTCGCCGGGGCGGTAGTTCTTCCACTCCGCGAACAGCGACTGCGCGCGGCGGAGCTCGGCGGCGGTGAGATCCACCGGGAGGTCCGGAGCCTGGGCGATCCGGTCGAGGTGCAGGTACGCGCCGCCCTGCGGCATAGGCGTCTCATAGAGGCCGATCTCGTCTGAAGGCACTTCGATCTTGTACAGCAATTCGGTCGCGATCATGCGCTTCTCATCTTCTAAGCCGCCCGACTCCTGACCGATCAGCGCGAGCAGATACAGCCTGGGGCGCATCGGGATTGAAATTTGCATAAGTTCTCCTAAGTTACTTGCCAAATAATGCCGCCCTTGAAGTACATGTAGTTCTTCGGCTGGCCGTTGAGCTTCAACTGCCCGGCGGTGATTTCAAGGGTATAGTCCTGCCCATAATACCCGCCCGTGATCTGATACGAAGCCGCGACGCAATTGCCGCTCGCGATCATGTGGCCGGTGGTATTGATCCCGCCGTAGCCAACAAACTGGCGCTGGTTATTGATCACGGTGCCGCCGGCGATCTGATAGACGCCGTTGGCTCCACTGTTGTATCCAGCATTAAACCCGCCCGCAGACTGGACCGCATTTGTCTGCTGGCTGTTGGAAACGACGCCGCCGTTGGCAGTCATGACTCCGTTGGCCGAGACGTCGCCGTTTCCGTTCACGATGAAATAGTTGTTCGCGTTGTTGAACGTGTAGTTGTAGCCGGTGTTGGTGCCGGTCCACTGGGGCTGGGTAGTCGAGGTGATCCCGGGGACACCGAACGGGCCGTAGGGCTGGCCGGCTGTCGAGATGTATAACTGGCCGTTGTAATTGGCGTAAATCCTGACCTGACCGCCCGCCGAGCGGGCCGGTTCGTTGCTCTGAATGAACATGAGCGAGTCATTGGTGATGAGCCACTTGGCATACACGCCGCCGCTGCTCGCGTTGACGGCCGAGGTGCTGGCGCTGCCGGTCACAAAGCCGGCCCCTGACTGAAAGTACCCGTAATTCAGATTGAACAGAGACAAGGAAGCCGTAGCGTTGGCGGTGTAAGTGAATACCCTGATGCCACGGGTATTGTCGTCCATGATCCAACTGCCGTCCCCAATGACCGCCCAGCCGTAATCCGAAGCCGAAGCCGACTGACGGATCATGCGCAGGGCATAATAGGCGAGATTGTTGTAGAGGTACAGGCACTCCTGGGAGGGAACCCATTGGAAACTAGCATTGGCGGCGAAGACTCCGCTGCCGTTGTACTGCACATAATTGGCTGCGCCGGCCGGGGGCGTCGAGCCGCCGATTGGACCGTAGGCCGCGCCATTCGCGGAGACATACAATACGCCGCCCGTCGAGGCGTACATCCGCACCTGCCCGCTGGTCGAGAGGGCCGGCTGGGCTATTCCCAGGAAGATCAGCGATTCATTCGGGCAGATCCAACGCGCGGTCACGCCACCGGAGGCCGCTTGAATCGTGGCCGAGCTTGAGCCGAGCGCATTTACAAAATTCGCCTGCACCGTCCCCGGAGTAGACAGAACACATGAAGTGGCCGTGGCGCTTGGAGTCAGGTAGAGCAGCACGGGACCAATGGAAGCTGCCTGGACAAAGTAGCGCGCCGACTCGTCGATCCCCACGTAGTAGACCGTGGCGTTCGGGGCAAAGGTGCGATTCATCACCCAGTGGACGTTGTTGTTCACCGAATTGGTCTGGAAATAACCATACTGGGTCAGGACGAGGGCGTCGAAATTCCAGGTCAGATAAGGGTCCGCAAAGAAGGCTCCGTTTTTGTTGTACTGGATCTGGCCGCTCGCGCCGCCAGGCGGAGTGCCGCTGTTCAGCGGTCCCCACGCCGCGCCATTCGACGAGATGTACATCACGCCGCCTGAACTGGCATAGAGCCGCACTTGAGGACCGCCCGAAGCATCAGACAAACCGGGAGCCGTCGCCAGTCCTTTGAAGAGGAGTGACTCGTTGGTCGCCAGGTACCGGCCGATAATTACGCCGCTCAGAGCCTGAACCGCGAGCCCGGCGCTAACGGTTTGATACCCGCCCGCGGATTGGATCCAGCCGCCGTCGACGTTGATCGCCGGAAGCGTCGACGCGCAAGTGACGTACAGTCGGTTGACTCCCTCGTCCCAGAAGAGGTTGGCGTTCCCGGCAAACCTGCCCCCACGGTTGTACTGAACACTACCCTCTGGATCGCCAGGGCTGGAGTTCATGAAGGGCCCATAGGGTTGCCCGTTCGTTGAGATGTACATCAGATTGTCGGTATCGGCGTAGAGCCGCACCTCGCCCAGCGCGGATACCGCCGCCGTGGGTTTCTGCATGAACACCAGAAAATCGTTCGCGATGAGCCACTTCGCATTCACGCCGCCGTTCGGCACATTCACGGTGAAGCGGTCGGAGTGCGTGAAGTTCGCGGTGAGCGCGGTGACGCCACCAGACGCTGCCTGGATCGCGTTGTTCGCCGTGCCGCTGGCGAAGTAGTTCCGCGACTGGAAGTCGTAGTCCTCGTAGGTGTCGAAGGTGAGGCCCCGGACCAGGCGCAGCCGGCCTGACGGGCTATCGGCATAGAGCAGAGCATTGCCGGTGAAACTATCCGCGCCTGCGGGACTGAGACTGGCCTTCGGCACAAACGAGAGGTACTTCCGGACGTTGACGTTCTCGCCGAGGAAACCGCCGTTGACCATCGTGATGCCGTTGTAGGCGAAGCTGAACAGCGTCAACTGGTGTGTGACCTTGGCATAAGAGAAGTAGGCGTCGCCGCCGAATATGCCGCCGTCGTTGAACTGCACCGATTGATCCGGCTCGCCGGGATGGGTAGCTCCGCTGGAACTCCCGGCAAAGTCGGTCCAGATCCTGACGCCGCCCGGCAGCGGGCCGGTCGTCGAGATCGACTGCTGCCACTTGCCGAGCAGCCCGTCCCAGCGCAGCAGGGCCCAGTCGGATCCGAGCTTGTTGGCATCGACCTCCCAGTACGTCGCATCGCCCATTGCCAGGAACCCTGACGCCGAGAGCTTCGACGTCGCCATCGCATTCGCGTACGGCATCGAGGTTACGTTGCCGGTGGTGATTACGCCGCCCTCGCCCGAAACGGAGGGGCCCCACTCGGAGACATTGAGCAGCGGCCCGCGCTGTCCGACTGCCCAGTACATCTGAAGCTGCATGTGCAGCCAACCGAATGCATCAGCGTCCTGCGCATAGAACCGCAGCGCCGAGCCGGCAGCGGTGCCTTCGCGCATGATGCCGTGACGCGACTGCCAGGTCGCCACACTGGAGGTCGTGAAGAACAGCGCCGTTGTCGAAAGCGAGTTGGGATCGCGCTGGAACTCGAAGACGTTCGCGCCCGTGCAGTAGTTCTTGATGACGTTGTTGACATCAGAGGCAGTGAACACGCGATAGGTCGGATCTTCGAAGATCGCGGGCGCTATCGAGGCCGGCGCGAATTGAATCCGGTTCTCGGTGACGATGTTGCCCGTCGCCATCTGGTTTGCCCCAGTCAGGATGCCGCCGATAGTGATGGGCTGTTGGTTCGCCGCATTGGGCACGATGATCGTGTTCGCAGACGCCTGGCAGTTGCGCGCGGCGAAGAGTCCAATCGCGGTGCCGCCCAGGTTGTCACAAAAGTTGCCCGAGATCGTGATGCCGAGCCCGCCTTCTTTGTCGGACGTGTTGCCGGTCACCACGCCTTGGGACCAGTTCGCTCCGTTGCCGCCGGGCCCGAAGCTCGAACCAATGAAGTCCTCGGAGTATTCGGGCTCGCCCGGCCGTGAGACGCGGATCGTGTTCCCCGTGATGGTCCCGTAGGCGAAGCCATCGCCGTTGATCGCCCCGCCGTTCACATTCAAGAAATTGTTGTTGGCGTAGGTGACCAGCTTGACCACGCCCGAGGTGTCGATCCCCGTCGCGTTGAGATTCGGGAGCCAGCGCGGGACACTGGGCCCGGCATCGTCCGAGCAGACGTAGCCGATCCGCCGCATACTGTTGCCAATCGCCGAGCCGCCCACCACATTGCCGAACAAGATGCCGTCGAGCCCGCAGTCTAAGAAGGTGTTGTAGTCGACGTGGATGCGCTGATGGAACGCCGTGAAGCCGTAGCCGTGGCCCCAGACGCAGTTGCCGGTATTGCGCTCGAACCGGCAGTTGTTGACCGATAGATCCTGCACACGCGAGGAGCCGCCGGTCGCCTGGTTGTGATAGAAAATGCCGCCGGTCCACGAGCCGTAGACCGAGGCGCTTCCGGCGAGGAGGTCTGGGAAGTGACGCTCCCAGTCGATCTTGACGCCCCGCACGCGCCGCAGCGGGTCCATCATGTCAGCCGCTGCCGTGCCGAACGTGTGCGGGCGGTTGTTCCGGAACCTGCACCGCACGAAGCGAATGCGCCGGCAGTCGAGTGAGCGCGCGTCGATGTACGCCGCATAGCCGCCCGTGTGTTCGAAGTCGCAATCCTCAAAGGTGATGTCCTCGCAGCCCTTCAGCCAGAACGTCGAGTTGGTGGTGAGCAGCGGATGCGCGGGGTCGCTCCCGAATTCCGAATAGAGAAGTTGCGCCGAGGTGAGCACTTCGCCGTCGAAGGACAGATGCCGGAAGGTGACCTTGCGCGCACCATTGAGGTCGATCATGCCCTTGCCCGCCGGCATGTCTGCGCCGCGATAGATGCGCGAGGCGCGGCCCTCTCCAATGAACTCGATGGGCACGGTGCCGGCGAGCTCGAGAGGCGTCGTGAGTTTGTAGCCGGGCCCCACCGCGCCTGGCACGTAGATCGCCCCGCCGCCTTTCTTGATCTTGTCGTCGTAGGCTTCGGCGAACACCGGGGACTCGTTGTCGACGCCCTTGCCCGCGATGGGCGAAATGTCGAGCACGCTGAACCGCTCGCCCAGTTTGGAGTTGAGCGATCGGTCAACTGAATCTTCGTAGAAAACTTCGCCTGGCATTAGAGTGATTCGTAACTCACGCGGATCAGGCCGGTGACCGGCGGCGGCTCAACGGGCGGAGGAGCCTCTCCTTCCACGGGGGCCGGGGCGCTCTGCAAGGCGCGCACCGCCGAGCGAATCTCGTTCTGGTTGAGGTCGATCAAATCGAACGCCTCGGCGATGAGCTTGGGCAGCGGCGGGCCCGCGGATTCGCGGATGCTATTGGCGAGGGGCCGTATCGGCTTTACTAGCAACAGATCCATGCACGCAATTATCTAACGGTTGGTGATCCAGGGAACGTGAAAAACCGTGAAGTCCGAGATGTCCATGCGCTCGCCCGCCTGGTTGGTTTTGAATTCGACGGTGACGTCGTGGCTCATGACGTCGCAGCCCATTTCAATCGCGTCGCGCGGGAGCTCCCGGAGCGTCTCGGTCGCCAGATCCTCATAGACGCCGCGCCCGGCTTCGTAGACGCGCGAGCGGAGAATCCCAAAACCCTTGGCTTTTACCTCCACGGCATGAACCTTCATGTCGATGGAAGAGGCTTCGCGCCGCCGCTTGAAGACTTCGCCCGATTCCCAGATCGGAATGAATGCCACGCCGTTATCGGCGAGCGCGGATCGCTCTTCGACAAGGATCGGCGCTGCGGCCGGCGGTCCCTGCCACAGCCGCTGGCGCTGGGTGAACTGCTCGCGCACCATCGCCGCCGAGGAAGCCGGGAGCGGATCGAGCGAGAAGTCGACATCGGTCGAACCGCGCCCGCGCGCATAGGACCAGGTCAGGCGGTGCGAGTTGTCGGTCGCTCCGTCGAGCGGGGCAAAGACCATCACGCGCTGTTCAATCGTGTCATCGACAATCCAGAGCGTGGTGGGTGCCGCCACCCAGTTGATGCGGAACCACTCCGGAGAATTCATGTCAGAGACTGGCACGTCTTTGTAGGAGCCCTCGAAGTCATACAGCCCCTGCTCGTTCGCCACCCAGCACATGTCACCTTTGGTTGTCACGCAGACGCCGTGGATCGCCGTCGTGCCCAGCGTTTGCGAGATGACATAGGGCGCAGACCACAGGACCGGAACGTCCTCGTTGTCGACCGCCCCATACGTCCATTTCGGCCCGAAAAAGTAATTGACTCCCCTGATCTGCGCGCCGGTTACCATCCACCGCTGGCCGGGTACTTGCAGCATGTGCTGGTCTGGCGTGATGCGCTCGAAATCATCTTGGTCCGAGAGATACACGTTATCGCCCGTAAAGAGGCACAGCCGCCGGCCGAGCATCGCCAGGTTAAACGGTTTCAGCGGCCCCACGCCGCCCATCTGCGAAAAGTAATCGAAGTTGCCCAGGATCTCGGTGCCGGTCGCCAGGAGCACTTCGTCGGTGATCGAGCAGTCCAGTTGGACGGTGTACTGCTGGCCGGGGATGACCGCGAGCTCGGTGCCCGGCACGATGAAGAACTTCTCGGGGAGTTCGACGGTGTTCATCACCGCGCTCACAAAGGCAGCGTCCTGCGGCCACACGGCACTGACCTGGACGCGCGCCGTCATGTTGCCGGTGGTGGTGAACAACAGCGGGTTGAAGATCGCCGACATGTAGGGCGAGGGCTTGAGTTGCGCGCCGCTGCGCGAAGTGACGATGTAGCCGAACTTGTGCTGGCCCGCCGTGACGAATCCCTCGTAGGGCTCGGACACCGTGGGGTTCACGGTCATCGGCCCCATGAAGGCGTTGTCGATGTTATCGCCCGATAGGATCGGGAACAGCACGCGCATTTCGGTCGCGCCTGTGAAGTTCTGCGCAAAGACGGAAATGTAGACGCGCGTCCCGGCTTCGACAACGGTGATGCCGTAGCCGCCTGCAATCACCTCGCACGTCATCTGGTTCTGGAAGACCAGGTCGCGAATCCGGATCGCGCCATTCTCGAACGTCACGATGATGTTCGCCGCGTAGCCGTCGTAGGCGAGCCACTGGTACATGGTCGTCATCTTGCCGGTGGCGGCGTTGCCGGCGATGAACCCGTCGCGGCCAATGACTCGCCCGGCATCATACCGGACGTTCTCGGCGCGCGACGCCCGGTTGGTCAGATACGTATTTTGCGCGCGGCTCCCGTTGGGCTCCGTACGGGCCCGTGTCCAGGAGCCGCGCAGATCGGCTACCACTCGTTGCTTGAGTTCAGCCAGGCTCAAGGGTTAGCCCTCGAAGACGTAGTGAATGGCGTAGTCGACCGAGGTGCCGCCGGTCGCTGGCGCGCCGGTCTTGACGATCTGGAGGCCGGATTTAATGGGAAGCCAGTAGGCCGGGGCCAGCACATGCGTACCGAGCGAATCGGTGTGGATCAGCGTATCGCCCATCTGGGCGGCGACGATGGTGACAAGCGGCGTGGGCGTCGGCGTCTCTGTGGTCTGCAGGCGCAGATCGGTAAGGCCGGCGAAGGTGCCATTCATGTGGAACATGAAGCCGGTGATTTGAATGATGCGGCCCGCCGGGGCCACGATGGTGAGGCCGGCGTTCAGATCGGCCAAGAGTAAGTTGCCCTGCGCGATTTGCGGCGTGCGGGACTTGTAGAGGGGAGTGCCGGGAATCTTCTCAGTTTGAAAGGACATGGTGGTGTTCCATTTTCTCCAGTACGGTAAACAGACTACGGACCAAAATAAGGGAAAGTGCCGCGAGGGCGTCGCCTATTACTGCCGACAGCGTACGCAGCAGGTTGGATCCGGCGCTCTTGCTGCATCCGCAACGAGGGCTGGATCAGAGCCTGCATGTGATTCGGGTCCACATAGACCTCTTTGTGCATCCGCGCCGGGATATCGTTGACGCCTTTCGGCGGGCCGGCGTACCGCGCGGCGAGTTTGGCAACGACGGTGAGGCAGTTGTCGATCCCCAGCGGCCCGGTGGTTGGCACTTCGCCCGAATGCAGGTAGACGATCCGGAGCTCCACTGCCTGGGTCGCCAGGTTGAACCCGAACTCGCCTGAGCGCCAGGTGTAATAGAGGAGCCGGTGCGTGGGGGACCAGGGCAGCGGCAGCGTCTCGGCGTACATGACGGGGAAGAACTGGGTGTTCAACGCGCCCGCCGGCCGCTCTTCGAGGCGCAGGAGCGATCCGAAATTACTGATCCCCGCGGTGGCCGGCAGAAGCGTCAGCGTGCCCACCGGCAGCGTGTAGTACGCCATGAGTTCTACCTGCTGGTCCTGGCACTTGACCATCTCCTCGATCATTTCCCGCCAGGCCATCCCCACTGCCATCTGCAGATCGGGCACAGTGAACCGGCGCTTCTTGATATCGCCCAGGTGGAAACTGGCCTCGTCGATAGCTTGCTCTACGGTGGGGATAGCCATGCGGATGATCCTCCTAGCTCGGCTTCGGCGCAGCGGCCACGGCTCTCGTGGGGAGATCCTGGCTCACTCGAATCTGATTGTACTTCTCAAGATTCACGATCTCGCGGCACTGGCCGCAGATCGCCGCGCCCATCGTCATCGGGTGATCGCAGTAGGGGCAGCGCACCTTGGCGATCTGGTTCTTCGAATCGAAGTCCTGCCACGGCTCGCCCTGCACGTTCAAGAGCGCGCCCATGAACAAATGGAGTTTCGTTATGTTTCTCCATTGGCTCTGCGCCGCAAACAGGCGCGCTTCCCGGACCTTAGAGTTGGCAAAGAGGCGCTGGCTCTCGTACCACTCCATCGTCTCGGGCAGTTGCTTGACCTGTTCGACGGTCGGGTTATCGAGCGAACACACCCAGATGGCCGGCAGTCCCTCATCGGCCGAGGAGCCCTTGTGGTTGCGCCAGATGTTGACCAGGTCGTGGGCAATCTCTTCGGCGGAGATGCCTAACATCTGGCTATTCCCCGCGCCCATGTAGACCTTGTTGTTGAACTCGTTGACCTGCAGCATGGTCGGGAAGGCGAGCGAGCCGGGCTGCAGGACGAAGGTGTTGGAATCGGCGGTTGTCTTCGGCATGTGCATGGCCCGGTAGCAGGACTCCTGCATGGGCCACAGCGAAATGATCATCTTGCTCAAGTTGGTTGCTCCTGGAAGTTTTCCCGGAATTGCGCGCTCGGTAGCGATACGTTGTCCTTCGCGCCCGGGAGGTGTTCGAAGGCAAACATGGAGTCGTCAATGGCATCGGCGACGGGGCCGCGCTCGATGCGTTTCTTTTCTTCGAGCCGCACGAGCAAGTCCTGCTCGTGGTCTTCGAGCGTCATCGCCAGGTGGCGTTTGAGGTGATAGCTGAGAGCCTCGGTCGATTTCTCGCACGGCTCTTCGCCATCCGGCATCGGGCTCCCCACCATCTGATATTCCCCGCGCGCCGGATAGGGCCAAGCCTCGCCAAAGATGGCGAGCCATTCCCCGCGCCGGTAGTGGAACCACTTCGAAAACGCCCAGCGGTTGGGCCCGACAATATCGGCCACCGTGAACCGCTCGTACCGGCTTTCGACGGTCCACAGTTTCTCGCCGTTGGCGGTGAGGATGAGCTTCGGGACCGCGTTGCCCCGGTGCTCGAAGCCCCACATGTCCTGCGTGAGACTCCAGCGGTAGTGCGGCTCGCCAAGATGGTTCCTTCCGAACTCCGAGGCCAGCCGCCCGTTGAGTTCGGCCAGTAGTTTTTGATCCACTTTTGATCCTTGGACGGGGCCGGGCTGGCCTGCCTGGCCCCGTTGACCTTTAAATGGCTAATAGGTCGGCTGGGCGAGATTGTAGATCACTCCAGCATTACCGAAATTCTGGCACAGATAGTCCCTGAGGACATAGAGCGCGAACCACGCCGTAGCGGCCGGTGAGCCGTCTAAAGCGTAGAGCGGGAACAACTTGTTGCCATTCATTTCGAACCATCCGACTGGGTCGATTTCGGCGATTGACCAGTCGTTCGGAGTGATATAGTCGATGCGGTTCGTCGCCTGGTGCGGGTCGACGGTCGCCGGCACGCCCGCAAACATAAACTGCATGTCGACCTTCGGCATGATGTCAGCGTTCACTTTGCCGTTGGTCAGATCGTAGTTGGCGATGTCCATCACGTTCTGACGGATATTGGCTTGCTGTTTTTGATTCACCAGGGCCATCATGCCGCCGGGAATCCCTTGGTCGATTTTGCGCCGCTCGATGATCTGATGGGCAATCTGCATCCCCATTTGCACCGTGGGCACGCTGGCTCCGCCGTCGCGCACATTGACCAAAATCTCGGGCTCGTTGGCGCGGTTGACGCCGTGCGTAGTGCCGCTCGTCGCCGTATTATTGTGATAAAGCAAACCCTTCAGACCGGCCGGATTTGCGCCCGAAGTTCCCTCGAACACGATCTTGTCGCCGGTCGCCGCGCCGGCAATCGTGACCGCGAAAGTAAGTGCGCGCGTCGAGTAGTTGATGGTCAGCAGCTTGAATGGCCCGCCGGCTTTCGGAGTCGTCAACGTCGTGTCGTAGACGTTGTAGTATTCTCCGCGCCGGAAGCCCTGGACGCCGTTGGTCGTGTCCATCACATACACGGTCTTGCCGCCCACGGTCGAGAACGACAGCGAGGTGCCGAGCACGGCAGTGCCATCGCCCATGTGCCAGGCGCGATCCAAGAAGTCGCTGAAGTCCGGGATCATGGTCTTCAACAGCTTTTTGAAACCTTGGAGCCTGGACTGCTCCGCAGCGGCCGTCGCGCGGCTCGCTAACTGGGTGATCTGCCCGCGAAAGCTGAACGGGAAGTAGGTGGTGATCATGACGCCGCCTTCTTGCGCCGAGCCCAGTCCGAGCCCGCCGCCGTCAGGATTGTACGTGCCGACACGCCCACCGTTCGTGGTGAGATAAGTGGCTCGGAAATCCCGCTCACTTACTTTTTCGACGTCTGCCTTGGCGTTGATTTTGTTGACGATGTTATCGAACCGCCCAAACCAATCGGGTAGCTTGGGGGCGACTTTTTCCATTTGCGCGAAAACGAGATCTGTAGCCATAATTCTCCCTTATTGAGTCGGAACTATGCCACGTTGGAGATCGAGCGTTCAGTTGAACGCGGCTTCGAATTCGTTCGCCCAGGATTTACTGTCGAACTTATTGTTGCCGGATGCTGGCGCTGTCGTACCGTTGGGGGCGCTTCCGCCCGCTGGTGTTCCACGTAGCGATTGCGTACCTTGGAGCCGCTGGTGAGTCTTGTCGCTGCGAGCCTTGATGTTCGCAGCCGTCTCCGACAGAATCTTCGGCGCTTTGTCACGAAGCACCTGGTCTGCCTTGGCGGCATACATTTGCACGAGTCGCGCGCGCCACCCATCCCGGACACTTTCGCTTCCGGCAATGCTAGCTTGCTTGACGTACTGCTCTCGTAACGACGCCAATTTGCGGTCGGCGTTGAGAGCTTCCCTTACTTCTTCACGCAGGCGTGTTTCCACGTTCTTCTGCGTTTCCGGAAAATTCTTGAATGAGCCGGCGACCGGCTTGATGACGTTCCCAATCGCGCCGGTTATCCCTTCCCAGATCGCGCCTCGGGTTCCTTCATACCAGTAGTCCCAGGCCGCTTTGGCCTGTTGCGACTGTTGCGCCGCTTGCTCGGCTTCTCTCGCTTCGACCACCTGGAGCCGCTGGTCGATCTTGTCGGGCGGCGGCGGCTGCTTGGCGAGATCGGCCCGCTTGCGGTAGTTCCCGGTGAGGGCTTGCTCGGCGCGCTGCACCGAGTTGAGGAGTTCTTTGCCCGCTTCGGTTTCGATGCCGGCCGCGATGGCCTTCTGGTAGAGCCGGTTGAATGTCTCCTGGGTGACGCGGTGCTCGATCCCGGCGATCACCTCGGGGGCAGACGTCTCGGCGGCGTGCAGGAAGGCATCGGCCATCGTCGCGTGCGGGTTGTGCGCGGCGTGTCCCTGGTCGTAGGCTTTGCGCGCGGTGGTGAACAGGTACCGGAAGGCGCGCGCCTGGTCTGCCGGATCGTTCGACATGACATCGAAGTCGATATTGTCGAGCAGAGCCTTGTCCCCGGCCAGTTGCTTCACCGCTTCGGGCGTGACGGGCTGGTCGTAGCCGAGCTCCCGTTGGAGCGCCTTCGACGCCTGGTAGCCGGCAAAGACCTCTTTGCCGCGGGCTTCGGGGTACCGGATCCACTTCTTCCCGCGAATCTCGTACTCTTCGCCTTCCTTGTCCTCGTCCGAAATCGGCGACGCGGCCTCTACTTCAGGCGCGGGCTCGGACTCGGTCTTGGCGGGAGTTTTCGGAGCGTCGTCTTCGACGGCGGGGGTGTCGTCGTCCGCCTCGAAATCGATGGGCGACGGCGGCTGGACGGTGGAGTCTTGCGGGTTCGCCTCAGATGTCTTGACGGACTCAGTAGAGGTCGTCTCCTCCACAGGGGAGTCGCTTGTGACATCGTCGAACATCGCGTCGAGTTCGGCACTGACGCTGAGGGCCGCTGGCGTCGAGGACGCTGGGCCGCTGCCCGGTTCTTCCATTGGAATCTTTTATAACACGAGATTATGCGGGCGGTGCAGCATTTTCTGCGGGCGGGGCCGCTGCCATCGCCTGTTGCATCATCGCCGCTTGCGCGGCGGCGTCCTGCTCCTGCCCATGCAATTTGACGTTATTGAAATACTGGCCGGGGTCTTCGGAAGCCTGTTGGCCGGCGGGGCTCATGCACCATTCGCGGATGATCGTCGCGATGGTGGTGTGGTCGGTGTCGAGGAACGGATCGATGGGGATCGAACTGGTTTCGACCGCCGGCACGCCCATCTGATCGAGCACCGGCTGTCCGGTGTTCGGGTCGATCTGCGGCGGGATCGTGGGCTCGGAGAGCAGCTTCTGAATGCGGTTCATTACCGTCTGATAGAGGAACTCGCCGGGGGCATAGAAGTCATCTACGCCGAAATATGCCTTGGTTTGCGCGGCGTTAATCGGATGGCCCAACCCAATGCTCTGGGCCAATTGCGGAGCCTCTTGCGAGAGGCCCGATAGCTTCGTCACCTTCTCGGTGAACGACTGCGGCGCGGTGTCGACCGCCTCGATATGCCAACCCTCTTCTTCGAGATCGGCCAGGTCGATGGACTCGCCAATCTCGCCGAATCCGGACGATGGGACCGACACCATCCCCACGCCGTGCCGCGCGCCCAGGCGCACGCCGTCCTCTAAAATGTCGCTCACGAAGTTTTGCATCCCCTCGAAGGGTAACTGCAGTCCCTGCAACGCGCCGGCTTTTTGTTGCTGATCCTGACGCCAGGTCGGAGCGGGGTCGCCGCCACCGAATAACGCGGGCTGAATGTTGTCTGCCTCGCGCGTGTACTGGCGCATCATCTCGGCCACCGGCATGAGCCCTTGATGGAGTTGCGCCGTGGGAATCGTGACGAATGCCTTACTCAAATCGACGCCGCCGGTCCTCGTGAACAAGAGCTCGTTGACGGTACCGGACTTCTTCACCGTCTCGGGATTGAGCACTTGCGAATCGACGATGTGCTTCGGAATCCCCCTCATAATAATTTCATCCGCCATATTCCAAAAATTGTTGATCGAGTCCTGTTGGCCCATCACGTTGTGGACTAAGCCGGGCCCGTTGATATAGCAATTCGTGCCCGCCTTGCACACGCTCCAGTGCTCGGTCATCTTCGTCGCATCGATAGCCACCGGCTTCCCGCCCATGCGGTGAATCAAGCACCCATCCATGAACATCTTTTCGGCGGCGCGGCGCATGGCGCGCGGCATCCCGTCGTAGGCGCAGGGGTTCAACCATCGCCGGCCGTAGGACACCGTCTCTTGCGTGCGGTCAATCGTGCGGTCATTCGGGTTCTGGATCTCTTCGAGGATCCTGCCGGCTTCGGCTACGTTCTCGTCCGAGTCCCAGTCGGCGAGCGGCGTGAGATCTTTCTTAGCGGCGTTGAGCCGCTGGAGCACCAGCTTGGCTTTGAGCTTCGAGAGCGGGTACGAGTAGTCGAGCCACTCAAGATCGTCGTCGACCCATTTGGCGTCGTACGGCGTCATGACCTGGATGCAGGAGAGCAGTTGCAGTTCGGGCATCCCCTTGGCGTAGGACTGCTCGCCCTGCTGCACCGTTTGCTGGATCGGGGGGCCGGGGATCTTCGGGGCCGTCGCCGGATCGAGCGGCGAGCCGCAGTTGACGCACTGGGGGCTGTCCTCGGGGCTCTTGCCGCCGCACACCGGGCAGAGCAGTTCGCCGGGCCCTTCGACCTCTTCGGTCCCGTAAATCGGTTCGTTGTGATAGCCGTGCTTCCTTCCATCGACGACGTGGTCGACAAAGCCGAATACCGGGCCGGTGTTCCAAACCACTTCGGCAATTTCATTCGGGGCGCGGCGTTGCAGCTTCCAATACCTCAGTAAGTGCTTCGCCATCGTGTTGGCTTTCGAAGCCACCGCCGTCTGCGTGAAATTCTGCGCGTCGTCAGCGACTGCCTTCTGATTCAATCTGCGCTGGCCTACGAGCGAGTTGAACTTCTGCCCATCGGCGTACACGATGTTATAGACGTTCGCGAAAACCCTCTGCACTTCCTCTTTGAAGTCGAGCGGAACCCAGTCGAACGAGCCCAGGTGCGCGTCGTATTTGAGATGCCCATACTGTTTTCCCTCCCAGTAATAGAGGGCTTTTTTGGCGCGCAGGAGTTGCGCGGCGCGCGCGGCCGAGAGCGGGCGGTCGAGGTCTTCCAGGATCCACTTGCCGAGGGCGGTCGAGTGGGTCTGGATGAAATCCGCGGGCGTGACGACAGTCTTTGAATCGGTATCGGCGATCAAGTTACTTGTCCCTCTCCCAGGCGTTGCGGGCGCGCATGGTCGGTTTGTTGCGCGGATCGGCGGCAGCGATGTCGTCCTTCAACTTGGCTTTGAGCAGACCGCCCGCCGGAACGTAGCCGCCTTGGGGAAGCCAATCCCCGGCGGGCCCGTGGCCGGCGTAGAGGCTCTCGTGGCTTTGCGTAGGATGGTTGGGCTTTTTCCAGAGGTCGTTGCCGTGCTCTTCCTTGGTCTGATCGGCCACCTGGCCGGCGAGAAAGGCTCCGCGCTCGTCGTAGTCTTCCCCGGAATCGCGCGGCGAGTACTTCGCCTTGTGCTTTTGAAACCGCAGTTCCTCGTCGAAGGAGAGGGGCGTATTGAAGTTGGTAGCCGGTGAGCCGTACCGCGTGATGGGCCGTCCGTTGTACTCCGCCATCTAATGGCTCCCCGCCCGCTCGTACTCGTCGTTCTCCATACTGACGCGCAGGAATTCTTCGATGGCGTCCTTGTTGCCGCGCCCGATCAAGGCGCTGGCGTTGATCGAATCGGACGGCATGGCCCCGCCCTGCGGCTGGAACTGGGCCGGCATCCCGCCCACGTCCTCGTACTGCTTCACGCCCCACTGGTACTGGCTCATGATGTTGATCGCCAGTTTGTAGGCATCGTCCTTGGCGCGCTGGAGCTCGATGCGTTCAACCGTGAGTTGGTCGAGGCGCGACTGCATGGCGAGGATCTGCCCCTGGAAATGCGCGGCGGCGAGGCGCTTCTCTTCGGCCACCGCGTAGGCCGCGCGCACGCCGGGGATCATCATGATGAGCGAGGTCCACAAGCCGGGCTGCACGGGGTTAGTACTCTTCTTCGGCTTCTTCGCCCTGGTCTTCGGCGAGCATCTCCTGGCCCGCCATCTGGTCGGTGTACTCTTCGCCGCCGCCGTCGCCTAAGAGCTCGAACTTGTCGCAGTGGCCCTCGGGTTCGGCGTCGAAATCGTTCTCGTTGCAGTGGAGCGCCTCTTCGTCGAAGTGCTCGCATGTGGCGCAGCGTTCGGCGGCGGAGGTGTAGTTGACCGACTCGGGCGTCTTCTCGGTCGTGCCCTTCTTGAGCAGGCCCGCGCCCTCCGATCGCTTGACCGGCGGCGGGGCGGCGGCGGCGTCTTCAAGCGAAGACGGCGGGGCTCCCAGTCCTTCTTCCATCATGGGGCTCATGGGTGTATCAGACCTTTCCTCGCTAGCATCGAATCTCTCAACAAGATACAGGACTCGTTCGCGTTCGTTTGCTTATCGTAACGTCTCTGGGCTTGCTGGGCGATCAGAATCCGCATGTTGAAGTCCGAGTCCTGGGGGTTCAGCGCCGCGATCCGCGCGATCTCCTCGTCGATGTACACTTCCTTGGGAACCTTGGACTCGTGGTCCTTGAACCCCATGCAGCCATAGCGCAAACTGTCTGCCGGATCATCGCCAATCGTCGTCTCGGTCGAATCGAATTTCTTGACGTCTTCGGGATTGTTCGGGTAGTCCGAGATCAGTTTGGGAATGGTTTCGACCAAGATCTGGCACTTATCGTGGATGCGCAGCCGGGGCAGGATTTCGTTCTTCTCCTGGGCAAACATCGCCATGTACTTCTGGTAAGCGACAATGCCCCGCGTGCGCAGGATTTCGTCGCCATAGGCGAGGTCAGGCTCGGCTTTGCGGTTGAGCGGCTGGAAACGGAGGAGCCCGCGGATAAACTCCCAGCCGGCCTTGCGGTCGTTGTTGGCGCGCGTGAACCAGATCGACGAGCCCTCGATCTCGCTGCCGGCCAGGCGCTCTTCCCGCATCCGCATCGCCGCCTGCGGATCGAGCTTCGAGACGGTGAGCTCCTGCGGCGTGAATTCCATAATCAGCGAGGAGCCGGGCCCCAGGATGCGCTGGACGCCGTAGGTGATTTGATCACTGATCATGTGATCCTTGTCGCGAACCTGGAAAGCATCCGGGCTCAGGTAGCAGCGGATGCGCGGCTCCCTCATGCGTTCGAGCAGCGGCAGCGAGCGCCGCGCGATCTCCGCGCCCAGTTCATCCGCGCCGTAGCCGGCGATCACCAGTTCGTCTTCGACGTGGATGCGTTTGTCCTGGCCGAGGGCGAACCAGTAGACGGCGGTGTGGTGCTTGTGGCCCCAGTCGCAACTGATCCAGCGATGACACCAGCCGGGGATTTGGAAACTGGGGATCACATGGTACGCTTCGGGAAACTGGGTGATCTCAGAGGCAATCGCGCGCGGGCGGAATCCCGGATAGAACATGCCGGCCGAGATGTCCCAGTCGCCGTCGATCCACGCCTTACGCCGCGACTCGGGGTGCGCCGGATCGGCCAGGCGATCCGCGTAGTGGGGATCTTGTTCGAGCAGTTGCGGATTGTCTTTGAGCGGCCCGTGCAAGTAGATCTTGCATCGCTTCGAATGGGGATCGAACATGGGCTCCCCATACGGGAAGAGCTCGCCGTCGATGTTCTTCCGGACCTTGACGAAGCGGGCTTTGAGCCAAGCCGCGCCGGGCCCATCGGGATTCGCCGTCAGGAGGATCTGCGGCCGCAGCCCGGGGACCGAGGTGCGGTTCGACGACAGGATCGCGGCGTACAAGGCTTCCGATTTGATCTGCTCGGCTTCTTCGACAACCACCCTATGGTATTCATGTCCGCGATACTGTTCGAACGAGGCGTCGTCGCGCAGGTACCCGGTGTAGATGATCGCCCCAGTCGGAAATAAGAACGAGGTGGGGTTGCCTTTTTTGACTGCGCCCATGAGCCGGTACATGGCCCAGGCTTTTTCAATCGTCTCCTTCATCGCTTCATTGCTGAGTCGGAGGAGCGTCCCCACGTACTTGGGGTTCGACACGTAGCTCGCGGCCCAGGCGATGCCGGCGGCGGTCTTACCTCCGCCTCGGGGCCCGCCGGCCAGGATCTCGTCGCAAATGAATTTCTTGTTGGGCGGAAGCGGGGCAGACGTCACCGGGTCGTAGAAGGTGACGCCCTCGGGGTTCGACCAGAAGAAGATGTTCTCCTGCATCCCAGGATTGGCTTGCCAGATCAGTTCGCCGGAAGGGGCGATGAACTTGGTGCGGTTGTAGGAGCCTACCTGGCGCGCCAGTTGTTCGGGAGTGAGGGGAATGCCGGCTTCCGGCTTGAGGGGTTTATTCGGACGGGGCACTTAGAGGCGAGTATAAGGCCAA